GTGTGCTAGGGAGGTTGAAGAATTTGCACGAAAGTGGTGGTCTATTCATTGCCATAGCAACAAACACGCGGAGACAACCCGTAAAGCACATGACGATTTTTGTTCGTTGCAAGCAGCAATCAGAAGAAGAGGAAAAACGGTATGAACGAACGAATTCGAGAACTTGCTGAACAGGCTGGTTTAGAATTTGATGACGATTTGGCATTAGAACCTGAACCAATCTATTATACCACTCAAACAGATTTAGCAAAGTTCGCCGAGTTGATTGTGCGGGAATGCGCCCGGCTCGTAGATGAAAACGATATTTCACTACCATACGTAACCTTTGGCAAGTTGATTAAAGGACATTTCGGAGTTGAAGAATGAGTGAGTCAACTGGCATAACAGGCTTTATAGAGATCTTTGAAGGTCGTCTTCAGAAAATGAAACTGCATCTTAAAGCTGAACTCGGCAAGGCCAAACACGAACGAGATCGTAAGAAAATTAAAAGTCAGCTGACTGATGCTAAGAAACTAAACAAGACACTGAAAGAAATGCGTAAAGCTAGTACCAAACTGTGTCCGCATTGTGGAGAGAAACTATGACAATAACGGTGTACAACAATTCGTCAATTTGATATAATAGATCTATCAAAACGGAGAGAATATCATGAAGCAAGATTATACTATGTACATTTATAAGCGTGACGGTCGGTGTAAAACCGGCGAGCGCCTTTATAGTACTACTGTCTGGGCTAATCGCGATGAGGCAGGTATGCGTCGCGAAAGTAACGAAGTCTATGACATGTATCCTGCAACAAAAGGCTGGCGGTTCGAGTATCATCCTACTATGAAAACGGTTAAGAGCCTGATGACCGGCAAGGATGTACAGATTCCTGCTGATACGCCTTGGTGCTGCAATCCAGCTTCTGAAACATATTGGAGTATGTAATGAACGAACGAATCACATTGTTAGCATTACAGGCATCAGATCCTAAGACCGGTTGGTTGGATCGTCAAAAGTTCGCCGAGTTGATCATCAATGAATGCTTGGCTTGTGCTGATAGAATGGCTGATTCTCTAGAAAAGGACGAAGCTCATAAGGAAGCCCTCGGCGCTTCTTGGGCTGCATTGGCTATAGCAAGACAATACGGATTATAATGAATATACTAGAAGACATACGGAATAATCCGGCTAGTTCTCTAGCCGTCCTGCTTACTAGCATAGTAGAGCTTGGAGTGTTGGGATTTATTATATGGGGAATTTATGAAAATCATTTATTGCGATAAGTGTAACTCGAATAACGTACTCCACGAGCCCCTTCGCCGACCAGTTCAAGAGGGTTCAAGAGGAGCACGTGACTATGACAGAACTAGTGGAATCTAGTAAGAAGAGCACCTTCCAGCATGCTGTACACTTCTATGCGTACTACCTGTTGTTATGTAAAGATTGTGGACATCGTGTGGAGTATTACGTATGAACGATAAAATTAAAGAACTTGCAAAACAGGCTTACGAGGATGTTATCGAGAACACTCCTAGCTTTCTCGTAACTAAGGAAATGTACGAGAAAGCTTTTGCTAAGTTGATTATACAAGAATGTATGCGACAGGTTCAAGAGCAATATAGACCTGTTCTGGAAGATGAAGTTATGATGAAGGACCCACATTGGGATGGTTATGTTCAGTGCGGTCTTGACAGTTATGTAGCGATTCGTGAATTTTTTTATGGAGAAGAAGAATGAGTCTAGATGTAGATCTGATGGTAGTAGAACCTGTATCACAGTGGAACTATAACATCACGCACAACCTTAATACGATGGCAGGCGAGTGTCATGTCGGTGATGGCCTTACACTCTATGACGTGCTTTGGCGACCCGACGAACATGGTCTGAAATTTGCTCGCGACTTGACAAAGTATCTCGAGGAAGGTTACATGAACTTGGACTCTCATGCTGAAAAGTTTAGGAAGTTCAATCCTGAGAATGGATGGGGTTCGTATGAAGGACTCGTTAAGTTTGTTTATAATTACTGGCGAGCTTGCTTGAAGTATCCGGATTCGGAAGTAAGGATATCACGATGAAGTACTGGACAATCGTATTTCCCGGCGAGTGTGGACAGCATGTTCAGGAGACTTGGTCCGAGAAACAAATCCTATCAAGCGCTTGGTATAAGAACTGGGTCATGAGAGTAATTGAAGATCGACGCGTAGAACTACTTGAAGATAATCAAACCGCAATTGATGATTGGGTTGTAGTACACTGGGCAATTGAAACTAACGAGTTTGGTAAACCTATATTTGGAGATATTACATGATACACATGCTTTTAGTATTTTTAGTTACACTGTTAATCGTAGCTCTTAGCATACACAAATTTAGCTCTCTTACTCGTATTGAAAAGTGGGAGTTTACGAAAATTCTTTTTTATGGTATAATTTTATCTCTGGTAACAGCCACCATCTTGGCTGCAATTGTGTTAATCTTCTAGGAAATATATGAATCGCTTTGTTAAACTATCTTTGATCGCCGGCGCAGTTGCTTCTATGGCTGCATGTACTCGTATTGAAACCGGTGAGGTTGGTGTACGTGTAGGTTTTGATAAACAAGTTCAATCTGGTGAACTGCTTCCAGGTTCGTTCAATCAATCTTTGATTGGTAATATTTTGACATTTCCCATCAAGGATGTAAACGTAACTCTTAACGACATGACTCCAGTCGCTAAAGATAACTCGACTATGAAAGACTTCGATGCAGTCGTGGTCTATAACATCAATCCACAGCAAGTGGCTGAACTATATTCCACTAAGAACAAAAGCTTCCATGCCGAGTTCAAGGGTGATACTTATGTAATGTACAACTACATCGTACAGAATGCTCGTAACTCTATCTACAAAGCAGCTCGTAAGTACGAAGCTTTGGATATGGCAGACGCTCGTTCTGATATGGAGAACTTTATCAAAGAAGAAATCGTTCGTAACCTTGCAGAAGAAAAGCTAGACGGTAGCATCACCATCAGTCAAGTGTTGATTCGTAACGTAGTTCCAGCTGACTCAGTCGTTGCCAGCGCTAATGAACTAGTCAAAGCTAAGAACGAATTGAAGCAAAAGGAAGTCGAAGTTAAGACTGCTGAAGCTGAATCACGCCGTATGGCTGCATTGGCTAATAACTCTGGTTCTTCAATCGCCTTCATGCAGGCACAAGCTATGCTGAATATCTCTGAAGGTATTAAATCGGGTAAAGTACAAACTATTGTTGTACCTAGCAACTTTAACGCACTAATGATGAAGTGATAAAAAAATGTCTAGAAAACTAGAAATCGATATGGACACTGCTGAGAAGATTACTCTTCTTAGTCTTCAGGATCATTGTGGTTATCTAAAAGAAGAACTTCGTGCTCACATTGAAGATGGCCAATATCTTCATGAGGATGATGTAACAAACAATCATCAATTGATTTATTGCCTTGAAAAAATAATTCCCTATTTCGGAGGTTGATATGTGGGATGAAGCAAAATATGATGAGTTCATCAAAGATCTTGAGACTAAGTATCCTAAGATGTTTGCAGAACCGTATGGCGGAGTTTCTACCGGTCCTGGTTGGTGGCCTATTATTCAAGCACTATGTGCTAATATTCAAAGTCATACTGATTGGTGGAACAAAAATCACGAGAAGAATCCTGTTGTAATTCAAGTTACTGTAAATCAGATTAAAGAAAAGTTTGGAGGTCTTCGCTTTTATTACTCTGGTGGCGATGACAAGATTGACGGTATGGTTCGTATGGCAGAATCTTGGGCTATACACTCATGTGAAACGTGCGGCAATGTTGGAAAATCACGTAGTGGCGGATGGATTAGAACTCTATGTGATGAGCATGCTAATGTACAATAAATCGTAACTGTGTTATAATAGTATCATAAGGAGTTATGTTATGAATTTGAAAGATTGGTTTGAACTTGTAGATTACCGTATCACTGAAGGCAGTGACTACAACTTATATGATTTTCCTGATTGTTACAGTCTTAGTAGCTGGGATGGAAATCATGACGGAAGTAGCTTTAATATAGTTTTCAATACTAAAACTCAAGAAGTTTATGTAATGGAAGCATGCGATTATAAAAATGAACGTGCTTATCGATACATTAACCCAGAATGGTCTGACATTAATAGTCTTGAATTTATCAAGTCATTGCTTGGTGATGAGGCTTGGGACGATGTCGACTTCATTGATCTAGAAGTATATGAAGACTTCTTGCAAAAATCACGAGCTATCTTTTCTGGTGAAACTTATGATACTCGTATAAGTATACCTCTTACTCTTGACGATAGCGAAATGCTTTTGCTCATGAGATGTGCTCATGAAAGCGATATGACTCTAAATCAGTTTGTCGAACAACTTTTACGTCAATTTATTGAAAAAAAATAAAAAATTATGAAGATTTATATCAACAACTACCGCGACCATTGGCTTTCTCCATATACAATTTTGGAAAAAGTCTTCTTTTGGCGTGAAATTGACTACGACGAGCCGATTATTGAAAAATGGTCGGACCGCCTTAAGCCATTTTCAGTTGGTTTGAAGAAAATTTTGGACATAGTTAATCCAAAAATCAATTATGTGAAGATTGACTATTGGGATACTTGGTCAATGGACCATACTTTGGCTGATATCGTCCTCCCGATGCTAAAACAGCTAAAATCAGTGAAACATGGATCGGCTTTAGTTGATATTGAAGACGTTCCCGAAGAACTTCGTGGTACTTCTACTCCAGATTATGATCAACAGCTTACTTTTGACTTTTATGATGAAGCTCGCCAAGAAAAAGACGTCGATTATGAACTAACTCATAAACGTTGGGATTGGGTTATGGACGAAATGATCTTTGCGTTCGAACACAAGGTCGATGACTCTTGGGAAGATGCTTTCCGTACTGGTGTAATGGATATTGTGTGGGTTAAAGAAGCAAAAACTTATAATGGTCAACAACTTACTCGTATGGAAGATGGTCCTAATCATACATACAAATGTGATTATGATGGAATGCAAAAAGTTCATGATCGTATGCAAAACGGCTTTCGCCTCTTTGGGAAATACTACCAAGGTCTTTGGGATTAATGCTTAATTTACTAAGACCTACATTTGATTGGATTCGCGATGACTTTAAGTCTAACAGGATTCGCTTTATTATTGAGCTTCTTGCTTGGGCTATTAGCATTGGTTGTAGTATTACTATGGCGATCACAGTCCCCCATCCTCCGCTTCTTGCTCTTTATCCTGTTTGGATTACTGGTTGTGCCTTGTATGCTTGGGCTTCTTGGACTAGGAAATCTTTTGGCATGCTCGCTAACTATATACTGTTAACAACAATTGACACAATCGGCTTAATTCGCATGATTGTACATTAATTCGTCTTTATGGTATAATAAACTATAGGAGAAAAAATATGAAAATTGCAGTCGCTTCAGATCTTCACCTAGAATTCGGTGATATCAACTTACAAAATACTGACAATGCAGACGTCCTCATTCTCAGTGGTGACATCTGTGTTGCTGCCGATATTGGCAAGCCAGATCCTCACAATTTTATGGAAGGCGCACGCAGCACTCGCATCGCTGACTTCTTCAAACGTTGCTCGTTCCAATTCCCTCATGTAGTTTACATTATGGGTAATCATGAACACTATCACGGCGACTTTGCTCAAACCTCTTCAAAGATTCGATCAATGCTAGCATCGCATATGCTAAGTAATGTGTATTTTCTTGACAAAGAAATTAAAGTCATCAATGACGTAACATTTATTGGTGGTACTCTTTGGACTGATATGAATAAAGAAGATCCAATGACTTTGCATAGTATGACAGGAATGATGAATGACTTTCGCACTGTCGAAAATAGCAATCGTGAAGTTACGTATAGAACTTTTGACGAAAATGATAACGTAAAGTTTAGAACTCGTCCTGCTCGCTTTTCACCTGAAGATGCAGTTGAAGATCATAAGAAAATGCTGGAGTATATTCGTATTATAATCGAAGGTAAGAATGAAAAGTTCGTTGTTGTGGGGCATCATGCTCCAAGCAAACAATCTACTCATCCTCGTTATAAAAAAGAAGTACTGATGAATGGTGGTTACTCTTCTGAGTTATCCGAGTTTATTCTTGACCATCCACAAATCAAGTTATGGACACATGGTCACACTCACGAAGTGTTTGATTATATGATTGGTTCAACTCGTATTGTGTGCAATCCTCGTGGTTACATCAATCATGAACAGCGTGCAAATGATTTTAAATTGGAGTACTTTGATGTCTAAGTATACTATTACTCTGGAAGAAGATCCAGAAACTGGTGATTCGATTCTTCCTCTTCCTGCTGAACTTCTAGAAGAAGCCGGCTGGAAAGAAGGAGATACTATTAAATGGACTGACAATAACAATGGAACTTATAGTATGACAAAGCTTGAAACTGAATTAGTATTAGTTGACTGTGTTTCTACATTTCGTATACGTTATGTAGTAGAAGTACCTATTGGCAAAAAAGAATACGCACTTGATACTGTTGTTATGAATGATGCAGAAGAGATCTCTCAAGAACATCTTGGCGAACAAATCGTTTCTCATCGTGTAATCACAGATCAAGAATATCTTCGTGTGTTTAATGAAGATAATAACTATCTTAATTCTTGGAATGATGAAGATAAGCGTAAATACATCAAACGCTGGGAAGAAGAAGCACCAACTAGCGAAGTTGAACATTCAAAACATTATTACGATACAGAGAGAAACAAGTGAAAATCTATCTCGATATGGATGGAGTCTTAGCAGATTTTGATAAACGATATACTGAACTCTTTGGTGAAAGACCAACTGACGTTCAAGGTCGTGCAAAACATTTCTGGGCCAATTGGGAAAAGTTTATTCAAGGTGCTAATTTTAGTACGTTAGATAAACATAAGGATGCAGATACACTATTACATTATGTACACGAATTACGCGTGCCTGTAGAAATTTTATCTTCTTCGGGTGGAGATAAATTTCATTCAGAAGTAACTTGGCAAAAGACCGTTTGGTTGTGTAATCATGGAATTCCATATAAAGCTAATGTAGTTCCAGGCGGAAAGAAAAAAGCTGAATTAGCTCACCCTTGGCATATCTTAGTCGATGATACAGAACAAGTCGTTGAGAACTATCGTGCTGCAGGCGGCACTGCTATCTTGCATAAAGACATTAACTTCACACTAAGCGAATTATCACGTTTACACTTGGAGTGGCAAGGTGGCCAATGAAACTAGTTGCTGCAGTTACGCTTAATCATTCTATGATAATGCAAATGGATAAAAACGAAATAGAAGATTATGTTTTAAATTCAATAGCACGTGAAATTAGTAATGAGGTTATAAAGCATATGGAAATTGAAGAAACTACAGATCATATAAATGATACTACTCGTTATAGTGGTACTATAACTATAGGTGCTAATCACAATCATCCTATGTATGGCACAATTACTAGTAATGGAATTAATTCTGCTACTATTAGCGGTGGTAGTATCATTAGAAAAAATGAAGAATTCAGAGTTGCTGAATACGTTAGCAAAAATGGAAACATCACCCGAGTAGAACTTCAACGTCTTCAAGAAGATGGATGGTCTACTATTCCACGCGTTAAAATTGAGGAACTATAATGCATAACTATTCACCTGCAATTCCACAAAAACTCGATGCTCAATCAATATTGACTATTTCGTCAAGTCAAGTTGTAACTTATCAGTTCCAAGTGGTAGAATATACTAAAGACGATAAAGTCATGAAAGTAGAACTTCAATCACAAGCTACTACTCATGATAATAATGGCAACATACTTCGCAGCAGTGGATTTATACCAATCCCTCGTATTCAACTTCCTTACGTTGAACATTCAAAATGAATATTTTTTATCTCGACAATGATCCTAAGACTTGTGCTCAAATGCACAATGATAAACATGTTGTTAAAATGATTCTCGAATATGCTCAATTACTTTCTACTGCTCATCGTTTTCTTGATGGTACTGAATCTATTGGCCTCTCTAAAACTGGTCGAAAACAAACTCGATATGTTCTTCCTGACGGCCGTGAATCTGTGCTTTATTCTGCTACTCATATCAATCATCCTTCAGCAGTTTGGTGTCGTAAGTCTCGACAAAATTACTACTGGCTATTTTCATTGTTTAGCGAGTGCTTAAACGAATATTCTTATCGTTACGATAAGCAGCATGCAACTACTCGACTTTATAATGCTTTATGCCATAGCCCTAATAATATTTCAAATGATCAATTTACTCAACCTACGCCTGCAATGCCTGATATTTACAAAGTAGCTGGTGATAGTCTTCAGTCTTATCGTAATTATTATCTTGGAGATAAGACGAAAATGTCTCGTTGGACTAACTCTCCAATGCCTCTTTGGTTTGCTGATGGTATAAATACTTTATATGATGATGCTTGTTATATTGAACACAAGCCGAAACTTAACCGTATTATTTCAATGCCACTACAATATGCCAACTTATAAATTCCGTGATACTACGACAGGCGATGAGATTGAAAAATTTATGTCAATCTCTACACGCGAAGAATTTCTAAAAGAAAACCCCCAATTAGAATCGATGATAGCAGGAGCGCCTATGATATGCGATCCTGTTCGCGTTGGAGTGCGTAAAAAAGATACTGGCTTTAAAGAAGTATTACAGAAGATCCATGAAAGAGCGCCAGGTAGCGATCTAAAGAAAATGAATGCATTTTAACTAGGAGTACTAATGGTCAGAAAAGCAGCGCTGAAATCAGTTGATAATGAAACACCTGAAAAGTTTAAGCCGATAAACAACTCTTTAAGGATAAGAGCTGATGATTTAAAAACCTTTGCCCCTCTTACAGATAATCAAAAATTATTTTTTGATGCATATAAAAGAGGAGATTATTTCGTAGCGCTACATGGAGTTGCAGGAACGGGTAAAACATTTTGTGCTTTATATAAAGCTCTAGAAGAAGTACTTGATAAAAGCAACCCTTTCAATAAAATTATTGTTGTACGCTCAGCAGTACAATCACGTGAAATAGGACATCTTCCAGGTGATGTATCTGAGAAAATGGACATTTATCAACAACCATATCGACAAATCTGTGATACATTATTTAGTCGCAAAGATGCTTGGGATAGATTAGAAGAACAAGGACATGTTGAGTTTATCTCTACTTCGTTTATTCGAGGAATGTCTTTTGATGATGCAATCATTATTGTCGATGAAATGCAAAATCTAACCTTTGAAGAAATTGACACAGTAATGACTCGTGTTGGTTATCGTTCAAAGATCTTATGGTGTGGTGATTATCGTCAGACAGACCTAAATAAGAAAAAGAATGACATGTCAGGAATTTTAAAATTCTTTGACATTGCATACCATATGAATGCTTTTACAAAGATTGAATTTACGCCTGATGATATTGTCCGTAGCTCTTTAGTGAAGGATTATATTTTGGCTAAACTACGCTATGAAGACTCTGTTTAAACATATCGAACATGATATACCCAAACTCAATAGAATCGATACGCCATCAGGACGTCGTTACGAGACTCCCACTGGTAACGCCTATCCTTCCGTCACATCAATCCTCGGACTCCACTCACAAGCACAAATACGCGAATGGCGCCAAAGAGTTGGAGAAGAAGAAGCGAACCGAGTATCAAGCCGTGCCTCAAGACGAGGTACTCGTATACACACGCTCTGCGAGCATCATCTCCTCAATCAAGAAGTCAACCCTGACATATTTGATTTAGACACATTCAAGTCTATACGACCTCAACTCGAGAAAATCAATAATATACATTGTCTCGAGACTCAACTCTATTCCGATCATCTTCAAGTAGCCGGCACAGTAGACTGCATTGCAGAATACGATGGCCGACTATCGATCATTGATTTTAAAACTTCTTCGAAAGAAAAACATCGAAATAATATACATAGCTACTTCATGCAAACATCAGCTTATGCAGTTATGTTTGAAGAACGTACGGGAATTCCTGTAGATAGACTTGTAATTTTAATAGCTGTAGATGAACAACCGAATTGTTCTGTGTTCATTGAAAAACGCGATGATTGGATTGGCGAGTTCTTAGAACTTCGTGAAACCTATTCAAAGTTAAAAGGTCATTAATGTCTTCTAGTGGTTATTACATCTGCGATGGCAAAAGGTTCGATTCTAAAATAAGAGCATGCATATATTCGACTCAATTTAAGAAGCCTATTCAATGGATGTTTCATCAAGATGTATTTTCTACATATCCTTGGTGGATAGAACCACAAGAAACTTTAGATGAACTTTACGATAAAAGAGCTCGTGAACTTCGTGAAAAATATGATTATATAATGTTAAGCTATAGTGGAGGAGCTGATAGTCATAATATGTTGCAATCATTTATTCGACAAGGATTGCATGTTGATGAAATTATAACTAATCATGTAACAGATGCAACTAAGAGTGTTACAATTTTGAATCACAATAATCGAGATTCTACAAATTTTGCAGCTGAACATCAATTACAAGCAATTCCTCGTCTAAAAGAATTGTACGATAAGTTACCAAGAACTAAGATAACAATACTTGATTTAAGTGATAAAATATTTAATGCACTTAGCAAAGAAGACGATGCAGATTGGATCTTAAATAAAACTGATAATTTATCTATAGGTCAAACTTTTAGATATGATTATTTTGATTTTATAGACATTAATAAAACTCTAGATAAAAATAAAAGATATGCATTTGTTTCAGGCGTGGATAAACCTAAGAGTTTTATTTCGCATAATAAATTCTATTTGTTTCTTAATGATACCACTGCTAATATAACACCAATATACGATTATAACAAGTATCCAAATCTTCATGTAGAGTTCTTTTATTGGGATAAGACTGCTGCAAAGTTAATTTGTAAACAAGGTCATATTATAAAAAAGTGGATAGAATATGTGCCTTCTTTACAAAGATTATGGAAGAGCGCTGACTATAAAAAATCTAGGTTAATTATAGAACCTCTTTTAAGAGACATACTATATACTACATGGAATAAAGAATGGTATCAAGCCGATAAGTCTACAGGTCTATTTCATAATAACCAATTTGAAAATTGGTTTTTTAATCAAAAGAAAGACACTCGTGAATATCTTCTTTGGAATAGAGGTATAGACTATTTGATAACACATGCCAAAGATTATATTCAATATAATGAATTGGGAATGCCTGATGGTCTTAAACAGTTCAAACAAACATATTGCTTAGGTGAAATGAAAGGATTTATATAATGAGATTTATGAAATTTTTAATTGCAAGTTTTATTGCGATATACGCATCAGTATCTGCTTCTCAAGTAATTGAAGTAGTATGGCCATTTAATTCAAGTGGAGTTACAGCTAATCACATTAGATTTTTGGTTGATGAAGCTAATGTGATACAATCAGATTATAAGTTTATTTTTGTTAATAAACCTGGAGCTGCTGGAGCAATTTCTGCAGGGTATGTTTCAAATAGAAATGCACCAGCTATTCTTGCAACTGGAAGTAATTATTTTATTAGATTAGGATTATTTTCAAATAACCCATATGATATTAATACATTTAAACCATTAGTTGGTCTTTGCTATAGTCCACCTATAGTTTATAGTAAAAAATATAGTACATTTAAAGATGTTCCAGTTGATGCAAATATTAATATTGGTGTAACTGGGCTTGGAGCTAATACACACTTAGTTGCGCTAGAGATTCAGAAGAAATATAAGAATGTTAATATAGTGCCTTATCAAGGATCTATTCAATCTATTATTGATGCAACAGCCGGAAGATTAGATATGGGAATTGCTTTTATTGGAGATGTTCGTCAACATATAGAAAGTGGTGCACTAAATGGCGTTGGTCTTAGTGGTAATAAGATTCTTTTTAATACCCCAACTTTAAAGTCTCAAGGAATTGATGGAACAGAAGGAATTGTTCAACCATTCTTTTTGTTAAGTAACACATATGTTACTAATGAAATGCACGAAAAGTTTAAAGAAATATTTTCTAAAGCAAAACGAGGAACACATGTACAAAATAACTATACATTAGATTTTTGTACTGAATATAATATATCAGATGCTTGGTATAAACAGCAAGAACAATATTGGAAATCTATTACTAAAAACATTAAGGTGAACGAATGAAATACACAGAAACACAATTAAGAAGTATATTTAAGACTCTAACTATTAGAGTATTATTTTCGCTTAGTCATTTTATTAATGGTTTTATAGTTTCAGGCTCTTGGATTATTGGAGCTCAGATTGTTGGAATTGCTGCAGTAATTAATATGGGTCTTCATTGGGTTCATGAAAGAGCTTGGAATTATGCTCAATGGAATAGAAAACCGGAAGACAATTTAATGTTTCTTGACGGACAACCAAGAACTATTAGTAAATCGATTACGTGGCGTGCATTGATTACATTTAATAATTTTATGATTCCATATCTTACAACTGGTTCTTGGAAATCAGCAATAGCATTCTTAACTATTGCAACTATTATGAATATAGTAATTTATTATACTCATGAAAGAGTTTGGAATAAGATTGGTTTTGGTAAAGACGTAAAATGAAATATATCTTTATGCCAAAATGCACTGAAATAAAAGGTGCAATGAAAAGACATTTTTTAGCTTATAAAAGATTTGCTGAAAATGGAAATCTGATTGTAACACACGATACCGAGAAAAAATGTGAATTTACTGTATCTCATTATGAATCTTGGGATGTTTATGATCCTTATTTTAAGCAACATAATATAACTCATTTTCCAAAATCCTTATGCGATAAGGCTGATAATGTATCTTTATTTAAGGATGCTGGTATGAATGTGTTATATACTAGTCTTTTAACTTCATTACACTCGTTTAATAATCATTTAGATAATTCTATTATTATAAAACCTAGATTATCTGCTGGTTCTAGTGGAGATGCATTCTGTTATAAAATTTACGATGATGTTCTTAATGTAAGAGGTCAAGCTGCTATGTTAACTTCTGAGAAGTTATTTAATAGAGGTTATATTATACAAGATGCAATTGCAAAAGCCGGCGAATCTTATGGTCAATTATATGTTGAAGGTTTTGTAAATGGTGAAGGCGAAGTATTCTTTTCATCTATACATGAAATAGAATTCGTAGATGGTAGATGGATTGCACAACTTGAGTGGGATAAAGATGATGATTCTCAAATAGATAAGATTAAAGAAAATCTAAGAAAACTTATAAAGAATTCTGGCGTTAGAAACACTTTATTCTTATTGCAATTCTTACGTAACTTTAAAGAACGCATATGGTATCCTACAGACTGGCAATACCGTCTTAGCTATAATAGTCTTTGGGGAAGAATTCATTTTGAACCTAATTATTGCAGTGACTGTGTTAAGTTTATGTCTGATCAAATAAATAAAGTTGAATCTATTACTAAACTTAAATATTATCAGAGTTATGTTAAAGTAAGCGTATTAGATAAGTCACATGTAAATTCAATGATGAACAAACATAATATTGTGAGTATACCATTTGCGAAAAATAATAAAGATGCACAAAGAAAATTTCTTTTTATTACTGCAGCTGAAACATACGAAAAAGCAAAAGAAAATATGATATCGTTTGCAAAGGTGATATGATTTATAATATAGAATATCTTGGTTGGGCTAATCCAAAACAAACTATCAAAGGAAATGAAATAAAGTTTGAATTAGAGCTTGTAGATTATGCTGATTCAACTGCTATTGATTTTCATTTAGAAATGGATAGGGCTATGTGTCATATGGCTAACACATACGCAAGTCCTATATATCTTGCTCTTTCTGGCGGATTAGATTCTGAGTATGTTGCTAACGTGCTAAAACGTAATAAAATACAATTTGTTCCAATATCCCTAAAATTTGACGATTATAATAATGAAGAATTGAAGTGGGCCGAGCGTTGGTGTAAGAAGAATGGATATACTCAATACGTAGTTAATGTTTCCCCATCTAAATTTTTACAATATAGTGTTACTAATTACCATAAAGAATATTTGACAAATAATATCGGTTGCTATGTTAATATGTTTCTTGCAGATTATGTAGAAAAGAAGCATAATGGAGTATTGTTAACCGGTGATGGAGATCCAGGAGGAACTTGGGGATATAACAAAACCGGCTCATCCATAAATAAGAATTTAGAACAAACATTTAATTATTGGGATGTAGATTTTATCTTACAAATTACTAGAAATGGTAAGCATCCAAGATCTGCTTTTTCATATTTTCCAAATACAGTGCATAGTTATATGTATTGCTTAAACGATAAAGAAGAAGAACAATTGGCTAAATCTATGTTATTTGACATAGAAATTAGAGAAAAGGTAGATACATTCAATGATATACCTGAATGGAAAAAATACTATTCGGATCTTATGAAATATGTTAAATGTAAAAATCTAAATATAGGATCTAAACAGCAAGCATTAGCATGGTTAAATAGGAGAAAAATTAATGATTAAAAGCACTATAACAGAAAAAAGAGGAAGCATAGCGACTCCATTTTATGAATTTCCAGAAGGACACGTAGATAAGTATAAATCGCCTTTACCTGGAACTGGAATTCGCTTCTATGATAATATGACAACTAAAACATTAACTGTCTGGTTTTCTACAATTGATGAATTAATAGCATTTGCAGATATTCCAGATATCAAAATAGCTTCTGATGCTAGAGTGAAATACAATGCGGAAAATTATATTAAACTTAATAGAGCAATTGAATATTGTGCGCCAGAAGAATACGATACATATCTATTAGAGAATGCGGTAGTTTAAATAATTCATATGTATTTTATATTATGCGCAGCAATGAATAGAGTGTCAGATTTAAATTTAGCAATTGCTACATATAATGTAGGGGTATTGCCATCATTATCTGTTTTTAATTATAAAAGTTTGTACAATGAATTAAGTGATGATATGATTAAATTTAAATCGATTACTAATTCAAACGATATTGTAATTTCAACTTGTATAGATGATATTATTAATATTGATAAAATTATTGCTATGAATCCTGCATATGTCGAAATACTTGGTTATGATGATAGAAGGCAAATTAGCACTTTTGAAAAGCTTAAACGTAATAATATAAAAATTATCCTTAAGCAAGTATACATTGAAAACGTTTCCTCTATAAAAGATATAGCACATACTTTGTATGCTATAATTTTAAAGAATGAAAAAAGCGCAGGATTAAATTGTCCTCAAACTAAAACTTTAAATGAACAAGTTAAAGTCATAAGAGAACATTATAGTGATATTCGTATAATTGCTAGTGGTGGAGTATATGATAAGAATGATATAGATGAAATGATTAAGGATGGTGCAGATGGAGTTTCTATAGGCACGCTATTTGCTTTAAGTAATGAGAGTAAAATAACAAATGATGTTAAAAATAATCTTATAGCAAATAAAAATAAACTATCAATGCTAAAAAAGATTAATAGTCCTTATTTTCATAACTGTATTGTCTTTAATAAGAACATAAGAACAAATCATCATATAGATTCTAATTATACCAATTTTCTTATAGAAGGTATTGAAACTGGAACTAAGGGATTAGTGTATATGGGTCATGCTATAAAGCATATAGCTAAAATTGAAACTGTAAAACAAATTACACAAAGACTAACTGGAAATAATCATGAATGATATTAAACACGAAGCATATATAAACGAAATCTTTGTAACTAATACTGATTTACATAAAAACGTAATCAATAAAGTTACATGGTCAGTGGTGTTCAATAGAGGTGATCATACTAGTGTAGCTGGTGGAGAATCAACTATAAAGTTTACTCAACTTAAAAACTTCATTGAAATAGACGATTTGGACGCTAATACGGTATTAGATTGGGCGTTTTCATCTCACGGTGTTACTAGAGAAAATTTCTTATCTCATCTTAAGGCTATACATACGCCCGTCATAGAAAAGTTAGAGCGTGAAAGCAAATTGACTGTTTGGGATGGAATGTTGAAGAATCAAACGTTGATGGTGGAATCAACTTCTATTGATACGAATGATATCTTTGATGTTCTAAAATAATTGTACAAATAATCACGATTAGTATATAATGGTAACATACCATAGCTTAAATCCATTAATCACCGAATACGATAATTGGTTAAGTGAAAAAGATATTGAAGAGATCTTATCTAAAGATTATAATTGGAAAGATGCAAAAGTTCGTGTTGATGGTGAACTAATATTTAATGATACTAGAAAATGTAAGATTCATAGAATCGAATATGGTAATAACGAATACTTCGATTCTATGTTAAAACGAGTAGCTGATTTTTTTAATGTTGAAAACTTTATGAAAATTGAGCCTCTTCTTCTCATAAGATATGATGTTGGAGATTATGTTGACTTTCACACAGATCTAACATCAGGGTTTAAATCTCAAAGAATTGCTACGATGATTATGTATCTTAATGATGATTTTGAAGGTGGGCATACAATCTTTCATAAATCTAATATGAGAATTAAGCCAAAACGTGGAAGCTGTCTTACTATTAAGTATAATATGCAAGAACCAATGTATCATCGAGGTGATAGTATAATTAGTGGATCGAAATATATTTTAACTGCTTTTGTGAGAGATAGCGAATTCACATTAGCAGATAGAAAGTTAGTTAGTTATTGAATTGCTGTATGAAGCAAAGAGAAAAGTGTTCTGGACGGGGGTGCGAATCCCCCCACCTCCACCTAATTGTTTTCGGGTATATCGTCCAAGTAGGACATGCAAACTCCGAATTTGTAAAATACGAGGTCGATTCTCGTTATATCCACCATTTTAAAATGGTTGGCACAAAGAAAGCAATTAGTTGGGGGTGATCTAGATTCGACAGGGCAACAAGTAAATGAGTGGACAGCACGGGAATGTGAAACCCGTAGGATTGGGAGTAACCCGGTCGTAGAAGCAAAAAAAAGTAAAAGCAAACGACTCACAGTTCGCATTAGCCGCCTAAACTCGGCTTAGGGTTTCGGTAGGTTTCCTCGTAACAGAATAACCTACCAATGTTAGTTAGTCTATGCTTGATGCCAGCAACCGATACCATTACATATCTCGTACTGAACACATTGCGACAAATCTGACAAGTTGATAGTATTATTTAAAAACTTTTTCTAAGGAAATTAAAATGAAAACATTGATCGCTACAATTTTGTCTGCATTTGCATTAACATCTTTCGCTGCTGAGCCAGCAAAAGCTACTGCACCAGCTGCACCTGCTTCTGCACCTGCTAAAGCAGTTTCTGCTGCAGCACCTGCTAAAGCAGAAGTGAAGAAAGATGAGAAGAAAGTAGAAAAGAAAGCTGAAGCTAAGAAGTAATCTTTTCTAAGGTTTTAGTAGGTTTCCTTAAAAGAATAACCTACTATTTGTTTTAACTTTTGGAGAAAATATGAAGAAATTTACAATTGCTGTTTTGGCAACTTTATCACTTGCTGCCAGCGCAGCAGAAGTTACAGTTTCTGGTGTAACTGATTACACTGGAACTGATAAGTCTGGCGTACGTATTGGCACTACTTATCAGGGAATTGGTTTAAGCTATACTCGTATCGAAGATCGCTATAATCGCTATGCAGTTGGCAAACAGTTTGAAATTACTAAATTAGGACCAGTAGTATTTAGCGCTGGCGGCTCACTGGTATATCAAGATACGCTAGTAGCAGCAGATAAGACTAATGGCTATGGTGTTACTGTCGGTGGTAAGGCAACACTCGCTCTTAATAAGAGTGTAGATCTTATTGCAGGCGTAGAGCGCTTCTATGGTCAAGATAGAATTAACCAATACAATGGTAATACTGGATCTTTGGGTTTAGCTGTAAAATTCTAATCTAATAAATAATAGAAGGTTGGTGAACCTTACAAAATCACCATACACACAACTCATAACACACAAGGAGTAAACATGAGTAATTTAACCCCGTTCGAGATTCGCCTAGAACTTTTAAAAATGGCGAAGGATATGCTTTCCGAGGAATATTACGGTAAGCGTGAAGTAATTAGCAACGACTGGCAAACTAAAGTCGAATCTGCTAAAATCAATGGAGGCACGATTCCTGATCATCCAGGATTCCCTGCTTATCCTGTCGAAACCGACATCATTACAAAGGCACAAGTCTTAAATGGTTTCGTTTCAAACATCCCGCAACAAGATATAAAGACTAGCAAAAAGTCGACCTAATCTGGGATTAGAGAGACGGCATCGCCGTCTCTCCTTATTAATAAGGAGATCTAATGAAGAAAAGACTAATACTGTTGTCTTTGGTATTAATGCCATTCATTGCAGTAATGTATAATTACTTTATTCAGCATGAACAATCAAATGAAATTCAAGTATCATTCGATTCATTCACGCCTTCTGTCCAAAAACAAGTGAGATGTCTTGCTGAAAACATTTATTACGAATCTGCGTATGAACCAGATGTTGGTAAAGTTGCAGTAGCATTTGTGACTTTAAATAGAACTAAATCTTCAAACTTTCCAAGTTCTATTTGCGATGTAGTTACACAGAAGACTCATACTACATGCCAATTTTCTTGGTATTGTCAGGAAAAACAAAAGCAAATGTTTTTAAGCAATGCGCTTCATGAAAGAAGAGATAACGTCTATGAGAATATTCTTAGCATTGCTTCTTTCGTATATGTTAATTATGAAAGAATTAGCGATCCAACTAATGGAGCGTTATTTTATCATGCCGATTACGTCAATCCAAGATGGAAGAATGTAGAACATACTGCTACGATTGGAAGACATATTTTTTACATAAAGAAAGATAGAGAAATATGAAAGATTTTTTTAAAATTGATTCGATCTTTGTTATATGTGTATCACTGATTGTGATTATTGGAATTGGTGGTTTTACTCATTATCATGTTAATGATAGAAATTTAATGGCGTCTAATATAAAAGATGCTATTTCATCTGGAATTAATCCAATGTCAGTGCGTTGCTCTTACGCAAAAACAGATGACGCAGTGTGTGTAGCATATTCATTTTCAACAAGAACTCCAGTTTCCAGTAAATAATTTTTACATTAATTCGTGATCGATATATAATTGTATATTAATGGGAGATATAATGGCTGATACACTTGAAATTGGAAGACCTAAAGTTCACTCGAATGGATTTTTTCCGGGTAAACCAATCGCTAATCTTTATGAATTTTATTTGACGGAAGAGATTGATACTGCAGATAATTATGTTGAATGGTTTGATACTATTCGACATGCTGACGAGACAGATTTAATTAAGATTTATATCAATAGTCCGGGCGGAGATCTTTTTACTGCAATACAATTTATGAGAGTTCTTGCGGATACCCAAGCTACTGTAGTATGTTCAGTAGAAGGTGCATGCATGTCAGCTGCAACTATGATTTTTTTATGCGGCCATAAATTTGAGGTTACTCCTCATTCTATCTTTATGTTCCACAATTATTCTGGTGGAGTATTTGGAAAAGGTGGAGAAATGATAGATCAACTTAAGCATGAACGTAAATGGTCAGAGCGTCTAATGAATGAAGTCTATAAAGACTTTATGACAGAAGTAGAGATAAAAGCTATGCTTGAAAATAAAGATATGTGGATGGATGGTGAAGAAGTAGTCAAACGTTTAAATAATAAGATAGAAATGTCAAATAAGCCCACGCCTAAGCCTAGAGCCAAAAAGCCAGCAGTAAAAAAAGCAAGAAAAAAGCCTGTACAATAAATCGTCTATTTGATATAATAGATCTATCTGGCGTTCGTTCAACGGATAGGACATGATTCTTCTAAAGTCATTATAGAGGTTCGATTCCTCTACGCCGGACCAAAAATAACTGTTTACATTAATTCGTAATTGTGGTATAATATACCTATGGTAAATGTACAATTTCAACGAAAAATCGCTGGTGACGAACTACGCGAAACCCTCTTTTTTGCTACGGGTAACCGTGTCGAAAAAATCAGATCTCCAGAATTCGTAACTCTGCGTGTCCCAGAATTTGAAGTAAAAATAAAACACTTTAAACACATTACTGTAAATGGTGATGTATGTCGTTCAGTGTCTGAAGCCAAGTATACTATACAGGAACTCATTCGATGATTTATACTTCTATTCCAAAACGTAAACCCCAAAAGCCAAATGCTAAACAGCGCGAACTTGCTGCTGAATGGGATGCTCTTGTAAAAAAATATGCTCCTACTAAAAAGCTTAGCGGCGCTATAGTGTCTTCACTTATAGTTTCAAAACCATTTGTTCGTGAAACACCTAAGATTCCAAGTTTGAATACTGGCGATGGAGTTGCTTCTTCAAAGCCACGTATGCAATACACTGGCGATAAAATGTTAGGTATTGGTACTCTACATAAATCAAATGCAGTACCAGTGTTTAGCACTGATGAAGCTAAAGAAATGGCGCGCATGCGCCGAGGTTAATTTACTTTTAAACATGAATGGTATATAATAAACTATGAATCGCAAACAAACTGAATCAGATATCGTAATAGCACATACATTTAATGATTATGATAAGCTATATGGAATTTATGTCGAACTTGTAAATTCTCGATCTAAGCTCGATCGTTGGTTTAACAAATACTTAGATATGTTTGATGAAAAAATGTCTAAATCAACTAGACAAGATCCATTGTGGAAGCTTTATCATATTAAACATGAAGAATATAGCGATATCAGCCAAACAATTAGAACAGCAGAATATTACTTAAAAAAGGCTTAAATGTTCAAAGGCGCATCAGCATTTTCTCTTCATATAGAAGACTTATCAAAGAAACATCGTATCTCTCATATGGACGCAGTATTAAAGTATTGTGAAGAGAATTTTCTAGAACCAGATGATATCAAGAGTCTTATTAATAAAACACTTAAGGATAAAATAGAAAGAGATATGCGAGAGGCAAACCTATTACCCAAGCAAGCAGCTTTAGACGTTTAGAAAATAATATGAGTGACGAATTTTCAAAAGAAAAGCATAGCAAACGTCTTCATCAAGAAGAATCGGCAATTGCCAAACAGATGAAGATTGCTAAAGCACATGGAGTTCCTATTAAAGAACCCCATAAATTGCATAAACATCATGCACTAGATTGCGGAAACCCGAAGTGTGTAATGTGTTCTAGTCCTCGAAAAATATTTAAAGAAGTAACCATACAAGAAAAGAAATTCATACAAACGGAGAATTGGAATGAATGAAGAAGATAAAGATACTACATTTCATATAAACTATGCTAAAGTTCTAGATCAAAAGGATATGCTTCCAGTTACTAGATTACTTGCAGCTGATTTATTAAGTAATCCATATATGCCAGTCGGTGATTTTATTGCTGGTCTATCTGATGCTTCCTTAGCTGAATTGATTGAAGTATGCAATGATCAGAACCACACTCATTTCGAAGAACTACTCCTGATTGCAGAAATGTTATCAGCAGCAGAAGGTTTAGAATCTGGAACATTAGATACAATTCATCAGCGCACTAACCATCTCATAACTCTTATTGCAATAGAATCATTATCGCGAAAAGGCTTAGTGAAAGTTCATCATAAGAATATGTCTTTTGGTGACGATATGGGCGATAAAGTTATTGTGGAAAAACTGGACAAATAAAATGAAACTATCAATCGATGATGTGAATCAAATTTATTATTGGATAGACGAAGAGGATGGAAGTGAATTGAGTCCTCGATTTGATTATGAAGAAGATGCTATACAATGGTATGATAGAATTTGTGATCAGGTTATTAGTCTCATATCAATCAAAGACTGGAAAGCATGATCGGTGCTTTTGAAACTTACAAGTATTTTATGGCAATCAAATTGCATTTGACCACAGATCGATATGACGTGTTTGAAACGAATGGAAGAGTAAGTGGTTCACGCGAAACATTTGATAAGCGTAATGATAGGTTTCTCTTTGAGAAACTTGGGAACAAATTTAATACTCCAAGAGAGCTGATTGAATATTTTGTTTCTAATATTGGCTATGGAAATAAGAATGTCATATACTCTGGTGAATCAGATGATAACTATGAAACGTGGCAAAAACGAAAAGAATCTCGTTCCTACATATTTGAACGTCAATTAGATAATATTCGTGAATACATTGAAGACAACAATAAAAAATATGAAGAATTATTTTGTATAGATAACTACGTACCAGAATTACTTAAGATGTACGTAGGAGGTCATATTCATTTAGAAACAATTGTTATTCTAAATGATTTTGAAAACTTTCTCCCGAAGTGGGAGCCACTAGTTTTAGTTTGGGGCGATCAACTTAGAATTTTAAATAAGATAAAAAAATTTGTAAAGTACGACAAAACTAAGATACAATCAATCTATAACAATTTTAGGAATGAAATTCTTTGAGCTTCAATATGGGCCGCACTATTAATAAGTATGACGAAGAGGATCGTCGCAAAATAAAACCTGTAAAACATTCTAGAAACATTCCCGGAAGAGGAATGCGCGTTATAAATAGTTGGTCAGAGGAAAATGATTACGATGAGTATGAAGATTCTGATGATTTAGATTATGAATATAACGACAATACTTCGCAAACACAACGTAAACAAAAAGGAAATACAAATGGATATTAATACACTTCGTAAAATGCGTAATCAAGACTTCGGCAAAATCTCTGCTGAATTCGACAAGATTGCTAATCCGCAATCTGAAACCAAATCCTACCAAGACGATCGCTTTTGGAAGCTAGAAGCTGACAAAGCTGGTAATGGTACGGCAACTATTCGATTCCTCCCACGTGCAGAAGGTGATGAACTACCTTGGGTTAAAATTTTCTCGCACGGTTTCCAAGGTCCTACTGGAAAATGGTACATCGAAAACTCTCTAACTACAATTGGCGAAAATGATCCAGTTGGCGAACTAAATTCACGTTTGTGGAACACTGGTTCTGACGCTGACAAGGAAACTGCTCGTAAGCAAAAGCGTAAGCTTTCTTATTTCGCAAATGTTCTTATTGTTTCTGATTCTAAGCATCCAGAAAATGAAGGTAAGGTTAAACTCTTTAAGTTTGGCAAGAAAATCTTTGATAAGCTTATGGATAAAGCGAAGCCTACATTTGAAGATGAAACTCCAGTGAATGTTTTTGATCTTTGGGAAGGTGCTGATTTTAAACTTCGTATGCGTAAGGTTGATGGCTATCCTAACTACGATCAATCTGCATTCCAAGAACCTAGTGCTGTCGCTGATAGCGAAGACGAAATTTTGGCTATTGTCAATAGTCAATATAAGCTTAGCGAATTCTTAGATCGTAAGAACTTTAAAACTTATGAAGAACTTTCACGTAAAATGGTGTCTGTTTTGAATAGTGAGATGGCAGCTCCATCTCCAAGTGCAGCATCTATGTCAAATGATGATGAGTACGTACCTCCAGCACGTACTCAATTGAAAGCTGTCAAAATCGCAACTGGTGGCGAAGACGATGAGGCAATGAGTTACTTTAAAAAGATTGCTATGGAAGAGTGATGTATCTACGTAAGCGTGGATAGATAGTGGGGAGGACTTAGGTCCTCCTTTTTTTATCCGTAGATAAAGCGAGATGAAGTGTATCGTTGGAACCCACTATCATTATTACGAACTGGCGTTGGCATTGTAATATTTTGCTTGCTATTGCTAACATTGGTTGGAGCATTAACAACTACTGCTCCAGATGATTGAGTAGGTTTACCTGCAGCTTCAGCATTAGATGCTGATTTTTCAGTTACAACATTTGCTGCTTTTGCAGCAGGAGCTTCAGGAGAAGAAGAAGATTTAGCATCAGATCCAAATGGTCTAAATGGGCCAAATGAAACTTCTTTATCTATCACAGGAATTTTAAAAGCGACCTTTGGAATCTCAAATCCAGTGACAAAATTTACAACACTATCTTTAATGGCTTTAAAGAACGCACCAATAGGTTCCATAAATTGCGTGAATGGCTGTTTGATATATTTGTCAAATGATTCACCTAGCAATTGCGCAAATGCAGTTACTGGTTGAATGATGTAGTCGTTGACGAATCCAGTGATAGTGTTTTCAATACCATCTTTAATAGTGTTAAATAATTCACCAATAGGTTCCATAAATTCTGTAAATGGAGTCTTAATATATTTGTCAAATGCTTCACCTAGCATTTCCGTAAATGCAGTTACTGGCTGAATAATATACTCGTCAACAAATTCGCTTACACTATCAACAATGTTTTGAACTGTGCTAGCATCAAATAGTCCAAATGTTAAGAATTCTAAAACTCCGCCAAGACCTTTGATTAGAGCTTGACCAATATCGCCGGTTTCAGCAAATTCTTTCCAACCATCCATAATACCATTTACTAATGACCCAATAATCATAGTGATTGCAAATGCTTTACCCAAGAATTTAAGTATGTTTTTAGGACTAAACATAGTCTTAATCGCACTCATAAATCCTTCACCGAGGAAACTCATAATTGAATCTAAGAAACCACCACTACTTTTGGGTTTTTGTTCTTTCAAGGGTTCAGCGCCAGTTTCTGAGCGAGTGTTTTCTTCAATCTTAGCTAATAGTTCAATCTGATGATCTAATGCACGTTGAGATTCTAAATTTGATTCTTGACTTGTGTCTTTCGATTCTTCTTTCTTCTTAGAAAGTTTAACAGTTTCTTTTTTGCCCTTTTCTTCACTGATATTAGAAGCACGTTTAGCAGTTGGCTCTTCTTTTTTATCATTGCCGACATCTGAAAATCTCTTATCGACTTTTTTCAGTTTTGATGTTAAGTCTTCACGGGTATCAAGCAATCCAGTCTTTTTAATTTGATCTTCGCCCCAACCGCCTTCTTTCATTTTTTCAATCTTACTCTCATTCTTTTTATTTTCTTTAAGAAGAGATTGCGATTGTTCGAATTGTTTACCAGCAGCTTTAGCACGAGTCTTTTCTTCTGGAGATCCCTTAACAAAGGTGTTCTTCGTTACTTCTAATTGTTGTTGAACAAAAGTTTTTTTAGCTTCAGCACGATCTGCTATCTTACTTAGCATTCCAGCACCACCACGTTTTGCTATTCCAGTTTGATCTAAGAATCCACGAGCTGTAAAGAAATCTTTAGCCTTTTCTTTCTTTGCTTGGAACTTATCTCCAATAGTATCATACGTCTTTATCTTATCAGCTTTTTGTGTTACTTCTTCAGCTTTCTTACCACGAATTTCTTTGTCGCGTTTAGTTAATCCCTTGTTTAGATCTTTCATCTCTTTATAGATTTTCTCCATATTGGAGTTCATCATATTGTCTTGTTTATTGAGATCTCGATCTAACTTAGCTTGTTCTGCAACTTGGCTTAATTGGATTAATTTATCTTGTGTCAGATTCTTCTCGACACTTTCAAGAATAGCTGTTTGTTTTTCTAAGATTGCTTTCATGCTTTCTGTCTCTCTAATCGTTGTTTTTCTTCTTCAAGATAATTAATGAGCATAGCAACGTATATTTCACGTTCAAAGGGAATCATATTCTCAAGGTCTGCTAAATTATATTTATGATATTGCATTAAAGCAAAATTCATTTTATAGTAATTAGCTAAATTTTCATGACAAAAATTAATTAAAAAAAACTGTCGAGCCCTTGTATTGTATGTTTATGATGGTGATTACAAACAGGGCAATCAAACTCTATATCTTTCTCAAGCTTTGGCATAGTTTCAAAGAACTTTTGAACTTTAACGAATTGTTCTTGAGTAAGGTTATTGATAAAATCTTCAAGCTCTTCTTTAGTTTGCTCATGCGCTGGATATACATTTTCTTCGTCAAAGATAGAATCTATACATTCTATTACTACATCAAACACTAAAGCTACATCTCCTTTAGGAACATCTTTCATTTTATTAATAATAGATAATCCTGGATACTTCATTTTGATACCAACGTCATTAAATAGCTTAATAATATTAGTATGTTCTTCGTTAAACTTAACTTCTAATGTAGTTAAATCAATATTAACATTCATCTTAGCTTTAGGATCATTGCATTCTAAACAACTAAAAATTAGTTCAGACATTTCGCCAACAGATCTTGCTCTTAACTGAGTAAAGATATATTCAATGTCAAACATTGCTAATTTCTCTACATCCAATTTATTAGATGTACATGCTTTAATGACATTCTTTAACGTGTCAAGCATAACACTTTGATCTTCGCTCTGTTGAGCAATTAACAATGCTTTTTCTTCTTTAACAAGGAAAGGTCTAAATTTAACCTTTTGCTTTGAAGATGGGACAGTCAATTCATATGTCGGAGTTGACATTACTGGTAAAGCCATATTATTTTCCTTTTCTCAAATCATTTAACATTTTACTAAGTTCATTGGTGCTACCAACAAATATAGCGTTATTAGTAACACTCTTTCTTTCCTCTTTTGTTGGAGCTTCAATAGATTGTTTTTTCTTATGAAGATCTAGCAATTGAGTATTGATATCCGAAAGGTGTTTCATTAAACCACCTACAACCTCGAATGCACGAGGGTGTTCACTAGCCTTAGCTACTTCAAGTGCATGATATAACGCATCTTGCCCTTGCTGTAAAATTGTATGAAGATTAGAACGAGTAGTTTCATAATCATCATCCAATTGATCATTCTTAATTTGTCGTGCCGCCACTTGAGGAAATACCTCTGTATTACCAATCGGTGTCACGTCAAAGACCTGACTCAATTTATCATCTATAATCACACGAAAATTCCTCCTAAACCTAAGTCTTCGCCCATATTTTCTATAGAGTCGATTGACTTAACGCCATAACTAAAATCGTAATTATTAAATTCCCCTTGGAATTCGTCGAAATTATTGAAGTACTGATCTGGTATAGAGAATGCATCCATATTTGCCATTGAAGTATTTTCAGTTGATTCATACATTTGCTGTTCTATTCCTATCATAGAAGTGCTACCAATAGCTGAAGGACTATAGGTTTGACTAACTTCATAATATTGATAAACCATTGTTACTTGCATTTTCATTATATCTTTAGAGGCATAATCTAATTGAATTGGCGCAATAATTTTTGGATATGCTTTGAATAAAGTAACATTATATTTTGGAGAATCCATACTGTCTTGCACTGTAATTTCAAACTTATTAGTAGTGTATTGATCTGGATAATTAAAATCGCGAGTAGTAGAATCTTGCACTATTGCTATCCACGCATCAAATAATCTTTTCACGTTCATATCTACGTCAACGTAAAAACTCAATTGAATTGGTTCATATAATTTTTCGTATGGTATTTCTCTAAATTCACCATAAGATCTTACTTGGTTTGTTGAAAAAGATATTCCTGGAATCTGCGCCTGATCACAGAACAAAAGAATCTTATTCATGTTCGATCTAGCAGGTTCGTAATTGCTCAACGCTGTAGGAAGAGTTAACATTACCGAGAAGAATGACGTCTTCGCCATTCCTATCTTTACGTTTGATATGAATTCGTTTAATTTACTCATCTAAGAGAATCTCCCCACACTCTAGTCTTATTTACTGTGAATTTTTCTACTGGTAGCATCATTGCGGTATGCCAATTATCTCCGGGAATTTCAATAAACATTGAACGCACATGATCTGCTAAGTAATGTTTAATACAGGATTCGGCAAGCTGGAATTTTGACACACCAGCAATTAAAGCCCACGAATATCTTATTCTAGTATTTTCATCTAAAGCTTTATTAGAAGAAAATTGCATTAATCTTGTCATCAACTGAACTCTATAATAATAAGGAAGATAGTGCATGTTTAATCCCATAAACCCACCTTCTACTTTTTGATAGGGGAATACTAATGGGAATCTATCGTAATATGGAAGTGTATCTTTATATTTTGCATCATATAAAAACATATAGAGTTTTCCAGGAACTATATTACTAGTTATCTTTTCTTGAGAGAATAGCTTTTTATGATCGATTCTCTTTCTTGCTAAAAGAGTGGTTTGCTGTTGAAACCACGTCTGTGACTTTAGCGCGATAGATTTATCGAACTTATTCTTCTCGAAAATTGTTTGTAGGCTATCCTTTGCCATACGTTAATCCTAATTCGTGTTCAGTTATAACTATAAATTCCCAGTTTCTATCTTTAGCATATCTTCTAGCATATTCCCACTTCGCTTGATTTACTAAATAGTTACTAGCTTCAAGCAAAAACTTTTTAGTCTTCTTAGTGCCTTCAGGTGGAAGTGTTTGTTTCTTTGGTTTTATTTCCACGAGATACGTTTTATTGTTTGACGTTTGTATTTTAAAATCTACAAAATATCTATGCATTCTACCGTCTATAGGTGAAACATAAGGTACGACTGTTTCTTCAGAACTCCATTTTATTATTTGTGGATTCTTATCACACCAGATAGCAAATCTGGTTTCCCAACTTGATCTCATGATCACGTTTGATGGGTCACCAGCGTATTTTTCTGGAAATAGCGGAACATATTTTCTCTTATGAAACATCTATAAATAAATATACTATAACCCTCTTATATTTATACCACCATTATGGAATATCCAGACGACTTCTCAAATACAGGCACAGATGCTATAGCTGGTGCTTTCCCTAGTGGATTATCCGGTAATTCAGCTACCGGAGGAGTCCTAGGATCATATGCTGATAGCACTCCTCAAACTGGAAAGTCTATACAGGCATTTCAGCCAAATTACACAGCATCGAAATTATCTTCTCAATATGATTTGAAGGGTATGTCGTATCCAGAAAATCTAATGACAAGCAAAGAATATGGCAACAATCGAGTAGTTTTCTATATAAATGTTTCTGTAGATTCTCGAGTACTTGCAAATGGCGGTGAAGGTGCTCAAGTAGTTGAAGGAGTTCAACGAAATGAAAGAGGCGCTTTGGTTGGACAAAATATTACTAGTCTTCAAGCAATTACGGCAAGTACAGTAGCTGGTGGTGCTAGTGGTGTGGTAATAGGCGCGCTGGGAGGAAGTGCAGGTGGAGGTGGAGTTGCAGGTGCTGCTGTTGGAGCTGTCGGTGCATCAGTAATTTCATCTAATGCGAATAATAATGAAGTGCCTCCTGGAGATGAAAAGGACGTTACGTTTACGCGTCCTCAAAAAAGATTGAAGACAGCAATCGCATTATATATTCCTAATCAACTTAGTGCAAGATATTCTGCTTCTTGGGGAGAAGAAGATACTGCAGCATTTTCTGCACTAGCAAAAGGCGCTGAAGAAATCGGACGCGCTTTAGGTAAAGATGGTGATATTAAACGTAGTGGTGGTTTAGTGCGAGATATAGTAACTGCAATGGCACTTAATTCGGGTCCAATGGGTAAAGAGATGGGAATTGCAACTGGATTAGCTGCAAACCCAAAGAAAGAACAAGCATTTAAGAATGTGGATTTTAGAACATTCTCGTTTGATTATCAATTTGCTCCAAAATCAGCAACTGAAGCAGAAAATGTATTGAACATTATTCGATCATTTAAATATCATATGCATCCAGAATTTAAAGATACGACTGGATTCCTATACATTTATCCATCTGAATTTGATATCGTATATTATAAAGGCACTCAAGAAAATTTGAATATTCATCGTCATACATCATGTGTATTAACAGAAATGAATGTTAATTATACTCCAAATGGAATATTCAGTACATTTGCAAATGGTATGCCAACTCAGATTAACATTACCTTGACATTCAAAGAGCTTATGCTTTTGTCAAAGGAACTTATCGAGAAATTTACTTAAAATGTATTTTAAACAATTTCCAAAAATATTTTACGATTTTCCGCAAGATAGTACGTCTACTACTCTTCAGATCTTAACTGATATTACAACTAATGTTAGAATAAGAAAAGAGATTCTAGAGAACGTTACTATCTATGATGAATATGATATTCAAGAGGGAGAAACTCCTGAAATTATTGCTGAGAAAATATATGGTGACCCAGAACTTCATTGGGTTATAATGCTAGCAAATCAGCGTTATGATTATCTGCGCGATTTTCCAATGACTGAATACGAGTTACGCATATACATCGAAGACAAATATGAAAATCCAGAATATGTTCATCACTATGAACGCAATGGCATAACCGTAGAGGGAGTTGCTACATTAAAACTTCCTTCTACTGTAACGCCTCTGATTAAGTTTGGATATACGACTAATCTCTTAGAAAATCAGCGTGAAATAACGCATGATTTTATTACTAAGTATCCATACGCAAATGCTAGAATAGAATCTGTGGATTCTGTAACTAATACAGTTGTAATACTATTAGACTATGGAAGATTTTCTCCAGGCGATTTAGTTTCGCTAAATGGTATACGCTATGACGAATCTCTTGGTAAAAATGTCTATACCACTATAACTAATTTTACTGTTCCAACAAATGGTTTTAGACTAAATGACGAATACCATCCTGTTACTAACGAAGAATACGAAATAAGAGAAAACGAAAGTAAACGCAGAATTAAATTAATTTCAAAGAATTTAATCGATCAATTCGTCAAAGAATTCCAAGATTTAATAACTCCATAAGATGGCAACTACAGCTCTAAAATTTGCTGGCGATATACAGATAAGAGAAGTTCAACTTAATTCGTTGAACGGCCAAGCCGCAAACATAACTAATCAAGTTTCAATGATTGAAATTTATGAAGATATGTTTTCGCCTTTTACGACAATGACAATCGTATTAAGAGAATCCGTTGATTACATTAATATATTTCCATTTGTGGGAGAAGAGTTCGTCGACATTGATATAGTGACTCCATCATTAGATGTTCCTATTAAAGGCCGTTTTTATGTGTATAAGATTACTGATCGCGAATACACTAAAGAACGAGAAGTAGTTTATGCGCTCAAGTGTATATCTTCAGATTTTCTAATTGATGCTAATAAAAAGATTAGCAAAACATACGATGGCAAAGTAAATGAATTGGCTTTTAGTATTATTGGCGAAAAAGGATTAGCTACTACTAAAAAGGTTAATATAGAACCAACTTCTAATTCTATTAAATTTGTTGCTAACTTTTGGTCACCAGTAAAATGTCTAAATTACTTATGTGAAAATGCTTTAAGTGTTAATTATTCTCCATCGTATCTATTTTATGAAAATCGAGATGGTCTTAATTTTCGTTCAATTAATGAAATATTAAAATCTAAACCTTCTCATAAATTCGTTAAAGATAATTATACACGAACAATGCTTGCGTCTGGCGGTAGTACTAAAGATCCACAAGAAGATTTTAAGAGAATTCTTGATATTAGTGTTCCAGTATTAACTGATTATATGAATGATATTCAATCTGGTAGAATTAAATCTAGACTTATTACGCACGATATTACTACTAAAAAATATACAGTAAAAGATTATAGTATAAAGAAAGATCCTAAACCAGATACTTTATTAAATCCTAATCCAGCATATTCTAAATACACTATAGCAAATGCTCAAAGTGCTCAAATGCTTATGCCAAAGTATTATGGGAATTTTAATAACTATGGTGATACCACTTCTTTTAAGTTTCAGCAAAAAAGAATTTCGTTCTTTCAAAATCTTTCTAAGTATAAAGTGAACTTACAAGTATATGGAAGAACAGACTATACTGTAGGAAGAGTAATTGACTTATATTTACCAAGAGCTACACAAATAACTAAAGATGATCTAGATCCAAGAGATAAGATTCTTTCTGGCAAATATTTAATATCTGCTATAAGTCATACGATTACACGTGAAAATCATATATGTAATATGGAAATTGTTAAGAATTCCGTATTAGTTAACCTGAGCGCATAAGATGAATTTATATACTGGTTGCATAGAAAATAGAAATGATCCATTAAAACTTGGTAGATGCCAAGTTAGAGTTGTTGGTCTGCATACGCATGATAAGACTTTATTGCCAACTGAAGATTTACCTTGGGCCTATCCTCTTCAGCCAATAACTTCTGCTGCAATGAATGGAATTGGCACTACGCCACTTGGAGTCGTAGAAGGTACTTGGGTTGTTATTATGTTTAGAGACATTGAACAGCAGCAACCAATTATACTAGGCAGTATTGGCGGCATACCTCAAGATGAAAGTAAAGCAATTGATGAAGATGAAGATGATAGCATTTCAATTGATATTAAACCTCCAAAAGTAGAATCTACTCCTGCAGGAAATGTTGTTACTGACGGATCTGGCGCTATAGTTACTGATGGAAGCGGTAATCCAATTACGACTGGAACAGAATCTAATCCTTCGCCAAATTCTGCAACTGATAAAGCTGCAGTGCAAAGTAAACCTGGAAAGGCTCCACCAGCAAATGCTAAACCTGGAATAGATGCGTTAAAAGCAGCAATGAATAAAGCAGGAGTTACTGGCAAATATGGTAGGGCAGCCATATTAGGAATCGCTGGCGGCGAATGTGGATGGATACCACAAGATGAAGGTTCTAGTTATTCTGGTGAAGCTTTATTAAAAGTATTCCCTAAAACATTTAGCAATAAGCCAGATATGGTTGCAAAATATGCTAGATGGAAAGGATCTAAAGAAACATTCTTTAACTATCTTTATGCTCCAGAAAACAACGGATCACAACTTGGAAATACGCAAGTAGGTGATGGTGGTAGGTATTATGGAAGAGGATTTATTCAAATAACTGGACGTGCTAATTATTCGCGATATGGCAAATTAGCTGGAATAGATATACTTACAGTTCCAAGTTTATTGAGCGTAGATTATGCAGTATCTGCTCAAGTTGCTGTAGAATATTTTAGAGATAGAGTAAAAGTTTCTGATTCCGATCCTGGATATTTTCAAGCAGCATTAAAAGCTGTAGGCGGTGCTTCGAGTGGATTTGCGAAAAAAGAAGCGTATTATCATTATTTTTTAGGAGATGATACTCCACCTCCAGAACAGACTGACAAATCTACTAAAAAGGGAGAAGACGTTCAACCAGTTCCGATTGCTGAGAATGGATTACCTGAAGATCGTCAAAAGAATTTAGTAAATGGATTTAGCGATCCAAATATGAAGTATCCTCTTCGTAGTTATATTGGAGAGCCAGATACTAATAGATTAGCTCGCGGAAAAATTGCAGGAACTATTGTTGAATATAAAGATGAAAAGCGTCTTGACGGAATAGTTACAGCTGATCAATTTGAATGGGATCAACCTGATATTCCATTTAACGCTAAGTATCCATACAATAAAGTTATGGAAACTGAGTCAGGTCATTTAATGGAATTTGATGATACGCCTGAAAATGAGCGTATTCATATGTACCATCGTAAAGGTACATACACTGAAATTGATGCCAATGGCTCACAAGTTAATCGTATAGTTGGCGACGGCTATTACATAATGGAAAGAAATGGGTACGTATTTATCGGCGGTGATTGCAATGTGACTATTAATGGAACTGCTCGCGTATTAGTTCAAGCAGATGCTTTCATTGATGTTACAGGCGATACGACGATTAATATGGCAGGTGATGCAGACATTAGTGTTGCTAATGACTTATCGATGCGTGTTGGAGGCGAATTTAGATTAAGAGCTGCTAATATAAAGATGGATTCTGAATCTGACTTTAACGTTCTTGCTCAAGGATCTAACAAGCTTACTTCTTCTGGAGGATTCCACGCAAATGCTAGCGGTGAAGCTAAGATTGAAGGTGCCACTGTGCATCTTGCCGAAGGAGCTGACAGAGCATCTTCAGCTGACTTAGCAGCTGCTGTTTCTCAAGGTACGAAGAACACTGATAAGTTTGAACAATTGAAAACACCTCCACGAAATCTTGAAGAAGAATTAGGATACGAAACTCCTGAAGAAAATCAAGAAGATGGCGCTAAAAAATTCCATGAAGAAAGAGAAACTCCAAAAACTAGTGATAAAGCAGTAGTAGTTGAAAATACTCCTCCTCCAGAAAATAAAAAAGCTTCAACGAATGTTGATTGCGATGTGATTTTTGGAATGGCATCATTCCCAGATTCATACGTATTACACACAGATAGAACAGGATATAAATGGACTATTGGCGTAGTCACAAAAGGCAATAATATTTCTGGAGGTAGATTCGGCAAACCTGCTAGAAATTACACTACTCAAGAAATCGTATGTAATCTTAAAGCTCTATGCGTTAATATTCTTGGACCTATTAATGAACAAGTGGGACAAGTAGGAAAAGCTTGGCAAATTACTTCATGCTATAGAAATTATATTCCTGCAGGAGGATCTGCTACTTCTCAGCATTTAACTGGAAGTGCAGCCGACGTATCCATAGGTGGCAATTTTGGATATAAGATTAATTATGATTGGGCAACTAAATTTGCATCATCATTACCAATTGATCAATTGCTATTAGAATATCGTGATCCTGGGATTAATGGTAATAAGAACTCAAAGCGTATTAATTGGATTCATTTATCATATAATAACGGTGGAAGTGGTAAGAAACAAGTTTTAACATTCTTAAATGATAAGACACACTCTCAAGGATTAACGAATCTTGGCACTGCTTAAAATAGCGAAAAGTAATAAAAGCGGATTCCCTACAATTGCAATTCAAAGCAAGTATAGCGACCCCGAAGGAGCAGGTCCTCCTCAAAATGTTATAGATGGAGTATACGAGGGTGGTGACGTATTCTCAATTGATATTGGCTTTTTAGCACCGGTACCTCCAATAGGTGGAGGTGAAGGTGAACCCACGTATGAGCCAGCAACTATAACAAAATTAGTATCAGTCGAATCTGATATTGCGGGTATCACTTTTACAAAAGTTGGCGATATTATCAGAATTTCTGGTAGTGCAACAGGAGTATTCACTGATTCATATTATCAATTTATTATGAAAGATAAGTCTTTGAAGATACTTCCAGTTGACACTGAAGAACCATATCTTTCTATTGTTAAGTGGTCACCACCTTCAATAAAGCAAAAATTGGATGTGCCATATAATATTAAAATAAAATATACTTCTACAAGTATTTTAACTGAAACTGAAGAAACTGTGACAATATTGCAAGACATATATTGGTCTTATCCTCCAGCTGTAGCTGGATTTAAAGCTTTATTGGCTAAAGGAACTATATAATGCCAGCAGTTGCTAGAAGCGGAACTGATTCCGTATTTTCACCAGATGGTGCTGGATGGAAATGCCAATTTCCAATGACCACTAATACTGGACCTCCCACTCAACGTAAAGTTTCTGCTATGAAAACTTTAGTAGTCATTGCTGGAGATTTAGTTGGAGCACATCCAAGAGGAGGATGCACTCCAGATATGAGTACTTTAGATAGTTATTCCAGTAGAGTTTCTGCAACTGGCGGGAAAATTGGAAGAATCGGAGATACTTATGGAAATAACACTATTATTTCAGGTGCTGCACGAGTTTTTTCCGGATGACGTAAAATCAAATAAATAACAATATGGCACGTAATACTAGAACATTCACAGATTTAGATTTTAACTTCTTACCACATCCTGCAACAAAAGATGTGGCAGTGCGCTATGACGAAAACGCAGTTAAACAATCTATAAGAAATTTAGTTCTAACTAGAAATTTTGAAAGACCATTTAGAAGTAATATTGGATGTCAAGTAAAGGCTTTACTATTTGAACCAATTACTCCAATCTTAACTGCTATGATTGAGAGAACTATAGGCGACACTATTACTAATTTTGAACCTCGCGTAGATCTTCTTGGAGTTGCAGTTAGATTTAGTCCAGAAAATAATGACGCGTATATAACTGTTATGTTTAAAATAAAGAATACACAAACTCCAGTGTCAGTCAATTTAATCTTAGAGAGAACTAGATGACTACGAATAATAGAATTAAAGTATCTGATTTAGATTATAATCAGATTAGAGAAAATTTAAAGACCTTCATGAGAGGTCAAAGTCAGTTTAGCGATTATGACTTTGAAGGATCTGCTCTTTCTACGTTAATAGATTTACTTGCTTATAACACCCATTACAATGCTCTGTATACAAACTTAGCAATTAATGAAATGTTCTTGGATTCTGCAAGTAAGAGAAGCAGCGTTGTTTCTATTGCTAATAATTTTGGTTATACTCCAGAATCATGTCTTGCCGCAAGAGCAAAACTTAATTTAACTGTGACTATTCCAGTTAGTACTGCAAACCCTCCTCAAATTAAGTATATTCCAAAACTAAGTAGTTTTACTACAGTTATTGATAAAGTCCCTTATGCATTTTATACGTTACAGGATTATGCAGCTGAAAGAAATGGTTTAGCATATTCATTTAGCGGAATCGATATTTACGAAGGCACTCCACAAACTTTATTATTTGTTTGTACCGAGCCATATCAAAAATTTATTCTTAATAATAAGAACATTGATATTTCTACTCTTACTATCACAGTTCAGCCTACAGGAGAACAACCAGATTATGAAAGATATGAAAGAGCAGTAGATGTTTTACAACTAACTCCAACTAGCAAAGTGTATTACGTGAAAGAGTTAGATGATGGAACATACCAAATATCATTTGGTTCAAACGATTTAGGAATTCCTATTCAAACTGGTAATGTAATTACTGCACAATTTGTAATTACTAGTAAAGCTGCTGGTAATGGAGCAAAAGTATTTACGTACACTGGAACTGGACTTGGCGGTGGCATTGCAATCGAATTAACAGCTACGTCTTATGGCGGAAGAGAATCGGAAACAGTTGATCAAATTCGCTCTAACGTTTCTCATTCATTTTTTAATCAGAATAGAGCTGTTACTACGGGCGACTATACATCGCTATTAAAGAAACTTTATCCAAATTTAGATTCTATTAGCGTTTGGGGAGGTGAAGATAATGATCCTCCTCAATATGGTAAAGTGTATCTTTCGCTTAAGCCTACTAATGGACCTTATTTAACTCCTCCAGAAAAAAGTTATATTACTGAATCGTTACTAAAGTCTCGTAACGTAGTTTCGATTACGCCTGAAATTGTAGATCCATCTTATTTAGATTTAGAGATTACGACTTCAATTTATTATAATAAAAATAAAACAACTCGTTCTATGGATGAGATAAAAAATGCTGTACTAATTAGCATTCAGAATTATAGAAATGATAATCTTAGAAAATTTGATGGCATATTTAGAATGTCAAAATTTTCTGCTGCAATAGACGCAGCAGATCAATCAATTTTAAGTAATATTACTACCTTTAAAATTTATGCTGAAGTTACTCCGAAATATAACATTGCAGCAGAATATAGATTAAACATTGTCAATCCAATTTATAATGAAAGTGTGCCAGAAGAATCATTTACGTCTACTGGCTTTTATTTAGATAATAGTGATACGGTATATTATATGGACGATGATGGTTCTGGTAATGTGCGTACGTATAGTATTGTTGAAGGCACAGGAACTAAAATTGTTAAAAATCCTAAAATCGGCACAATTGATTATGCCAACGGTGTTGTTAAAATTTCAGGATTAAAAATTGTGAACTTAGTTGACGCTAATTTCTATTTCATTATTAAAACACAAAGTTTTGACGTAGTTTCATTGCGTAATTACATTGTAAATATACCAGATTCTAGAATTAGTATTAGCGTAATACCTGATACTAGTTTATCAGGTATTACTACAACAGCAAACAATTATACATTTACGTCAAGTAGAAATTAATGAGCAGCAAATTAAGTCAATCGATAGCAGTTCAGAGACAAATACCTGAACATGTTAGAGAAACATATCCAGCTTTCGTAGAATTCGTAAAAGTTTATTACGGATGGCTAGAGGATACACAATCACAAAATCTTGAAAGTATTCGAGATGTTGATACTACTCTTGACGAATTTATCAATAATTTTAAAAGTGAATTAGCTAAAAACTTACCAATTGAATTTGCTGAAGATCCGCGTAAATTATTAAAGCACTTAAGAGAATTCTATCTTTCACGCGGCAGTGAAGATTCTTTTAAGTTTTTATTTAGAACATTATTTAATAAAGAAGCTTCTTTATTTTATCCTTCAACTCAAGTTCTTCGTGTTTCTGATGGCAAATGGAAACAGGATGTTTCGATTTTTGTTGAGATGACAGGTAATACAACTACGTTGACACCAGTTAATGGCACATTCATAACAATACAAACTCCAAAAAAGAAGATTCAGACCTACGTAGAGAATGTTTTAGAATATTCTATAACTGTATTTGAAATTTTTATTCAGCGTGATTATCTAAATGAAATTGAAATAGGATCGATTGTCACTGCTACTATTAATGGAGTTACGTACACTGGTAAGATTCTTCCATGCCCTTCTAAAATTAAAATATTTAAAGCAGGAAAAGGATTTAAGATTGGCGATTTGTACGCGCTTAAAACTAATTTAGGCCGCGGTTGCGTTATTAAAATTACTAAAATTAATTCTGATGGTGGTATTAAGGCCTTTCAGATTATTAGATTTGGGTTAGATTATAAATCAACATTCTATTCGTATCTTTCAAGTAAAGATATTTTAGCTTGGGAATATATTCATCCATTGCAAGTTACTGGAACGACTGATAATAAGACATACACTGTTACTGGAATTGTCGGTAATACAGTATATCAAACATTTAATGTAAATTATGCTATCAATCAAGATGTTCCATCGCTTGACGTTAAAGTGACGCGTTCTGGGGTAACATTTGTTCCAAAAAGATATGCAGCTACGACTGGATTTAATGTTAATATCTATGATCTTCAAAATGGAGACGTCGTTACTCTTCGTGGATTATCAAATCCATCATATATAGAAAATTCTGGTGGTTTTGTCGATTATGGTTTTGCAAGTAAGCAAACATATTTCTTTTATGACGAGAGTATTCCAGTTGGTGCACCTGAAAATAGAGCAGATCGTTTCTTCGCTGATCCATCTTATGTCGGCGAAATTGTTCAGCAATTTTATGCTGACACGACAACAAAAGTAATTGATGAAGATTTAGCAATTATTGAAATTAATCTTGGTGCTGTTGCTAAGTATCCAGGATATTATTTAAAAGCTGATGGATTCATTTCAGATGAAATGTATATTCATGATGGTAAGTATTATCAGGCTTTTTCATATGTCATTAAAGTTGAAGAAGAGCTTCGCAAATACGCAGATATCGTAAAATCACTATTACATCCTGCAGGTATGCGAGGATATTCAGAATACGCTATTTTTAATATTTTACAACTATCTCTTGTTGAGAGTAATCCATTACGACTTCTACAGTTTTCTGATACAGAACCTGTGTATGATGGAGGTTATGGATATGATAATTATGGCGTAACATTTAACGGATTATATTCGATTGATGGTTCAAATAAATTATTTTCTGATGTAAGCATTTCTTTAGTTGAAGGCGCAAATCAAGTATTCTCAAGTCAAGGCAAGTTAGCATATTTTGCTACAAAGAATCTTTTTGAAAGTTTAACTCAGCCTTACATTTATCAAGATGGAACTAATGCTGGTTCACTATTGCCAAGCACAGGTAACGTTACACCACCAAAAGCTTTTACTAAGAATTTATTAGTTGATGCAGTTTCCACTCCATATACTTATCAAGATGGAACTAATGCTGGTTCACTATTGCCAAGCACAGGTAACGTTACACCACCAAAATTTGTAAGTAAAGTAGTTCCAGTTAATATATCTGGCAGTATTAGTCTTGATGGCGATGGACAAAGAATCGGTGATTTAGCTATTCCACAAGATGCTGGTTTTAATTATGATGCATATACTATTAGCTTAACTGGAACAGTCGTTACTCATACTCCAAGTGGCAATTTAATTGTTTCTGATTCTGGAAGACCAGCGTTAATTGTTTCTAAACTTCATGTTGATTCAGTATCATTAACTGAATTAGATGCTACAACTGGATTGCTAATTCCAAAAGCTTTCACTAAGAATATGCCAGAGGAAATTCTAAGTACGTCAGATACGTATCCAAAAGCTTTCACTAAGAATATGCCAGAGGAAATTCTAAGCATCACTAACGAAGTAATCAATAAAGATTATTTTAAGGATATGCCTTTAGAGACATTGATTGTAACAGATCCATTATCTAACTTTACGACTAAAAATCTTCCAGAAGATACAGTAAGTACATCGGATACGTATTTTAATACTCCAGAACTTATTAAATCTAATATTGTAACTTTAATAGATGATGGTAAACCCGTTCTTACTAAACTTGATATCGTTGAACTATTTGCTACTGACGTATATCAAAACTTATATGATAAGAATCACACTGAAACGTTAACGTTAAGTAATCCTTTACTTGGACATGATATTACTAAAAATCATGTTGAATCATTAGTATCAACTGATGCATACGCCCCACAATTGACTAAAAATCTTCCAGAAGAATTATTAAGCCTAATTGATGCATATCAGGTAGGGGAATTTACTAAAAACTTAATTGATAGTATTCTTGCTCAAGAAGCATCATATACTAAAGATTATACAAAGGGTCTTAGCGATTCAATAAATATATTGAGTCCTGGTTTAATTAGACAAAATCCATACGGCAATGACGATCCATCTACAGGTTATTTCGTTCTATTGTCGGATTATAACGCCTTCACGGCAATAACTTAAAATCCTATTAGGAGAAACAAATGATTTTAATTCCAAAATATAAGAACACTATCGAAATTGAAGGTGCACTATCTCTTATTCTTACAGATACAGAGCAAAACATCGTTAAGCAAGAAGTGTATGTTCCAAACATTGTAGTTTATGACGGCAAGAAGTTTATCGCTTCTCGTATGTTAGGTACTACATTTGCAGTTATGTCTCACATTGGTATTGGTACTAGTGCAACAGCTGAAGTAGCTGGCGGTCCTGGTATTGGTGCAGGTGATACAGCACTTGGCGCCGAATTGACAGTTGGTGGTGGCTATACTTCTTATTCAAGAGCAGCTTTGACTGTTGCAACTGCTACAAATAATACTGTAACTTATTCTGCTAACTTCCCAGCAAATAATCCATCTGCTCCTGCAGGCGGCGCTATTCTACGCGAAGCCGCTATCTTTAACGCAGCAACAGCAGGTACAATGCTTTGCCGTACTACTTTCCCAACTGTTACTAAGCTTCCAGCTGACGCATTAACAGTTACTTGGACAATCACAATTAGCTAATCAGTTTAATTTTACGGGGCTACAATGGCAACTGGAACGACCTTACTTAAATATTCGTTAAAGACGAATATCGTTAAGTCGATTTTCTTTGAAATTATCTCAAAGGTGTCAAGATACTATTACACCTTTGGGAGAAGTTCTGTGTGGCCTACCGTCACAGCAATAGATAATCAAAATCAAGTTTATACTGTTTCTAGCGAAGAGGATCCACCAGCAGTGTCTGATTCATATCCTTATGAATTAGAAACTCGCAGAAACATGATTTATTCTAAATATATCGACTCTAATGACGTTGCTGTAGTTGTTAATAGAGTTAATTGGCAACCTGGCACAGTATATGATATGTATGACGACTATACGTCTGATGCACCATCATATACTGGTGCTACTTCTACTGCAGATTCATTGTTTTATGCGATCACTGATGAATTCAACGTTTATAAGTGTCTATTTAATAATAACGATTCCGCTTCTACTAGTAAGCCTATAAGCACTAGCACTGAAGCCATTTTAATGGATGACGGATATCTATGGAAGTTCATGTATACTGTTCCATTATATCTTCGTAATAAATTCTTAACAACAAGTTATATGCCAGTGTTAACGGCGTTGACTAATCAATTCTATTCAAATGGATCCATCACTGGATTTGCTATTGAGAATAGAGGTTTAAAATACATCAAGTCACTATGGAAAGTAAAACGAGTTACTGTTCTTAGTGGTGGTATTAATTACACTGGTTCTACTATTACCTTTGATGCAGCATCAGCTGGCGGAGTTCGTGCTACAGGCACTATCACAAGTTATGATTCTAATGGCGGTATTGCCACAATTACTATTACTAATCAAGGTTCTGGATATATTAATCAACCTAAGTTTACAGTAACTAGTCCACTAACTACTGCAAGAGGATTTGATTATATCATTGAGTATGAAAGAGATGATGCAAATGGTTTTACTGAAATTCAAATAACCGGTGATGGATATAATGTATTGAATCCTTATTCGCTAAAGAGAGTCAACATTCTCAACAGAGGAACATTTGACACTCAGCCTAGTGGTGATTTATTCATCTTCCCTCCTCCTGGAAAGTCTTATGGTCGCAGACCAACAATCACTGTTGCATTTAGAAACAAAGCTGCTCCTAATGCTTCTAAGTTTGAAGTAGATACGGTAACTGTAGTGGATGGTGGTTATGGATACACTGAAAGATTATTATTTTCTGGATCTACAGTTGGTACAGCTAATGTAAGTTCTACAGTATTATCAACTGGTGGATTTACATGTAATTTCGATGAAACCACGCAAAAGAATGAAGCAGAGCTTCTTCCATTAATTAATGCAAGTGGAGAGGTTGAATCTCTTACAATTGCTTCTCCTGGAATTGGTTATACATTTGCTTCTGTAAAAGTCGTATGTAAGAAAAGACTTGTACCAGGAAATTTAGCAAGCCCTCTTATAACTATAACTCCAGAAAATGCTAGTAATCCCGACATAGGTCTTACTGGATTCTTAGATGCTAGTATCTTGTTAAATTTTGGCATTGGCGATATTGAAACTAAACAATCTAACGTTGAGCTATTGGCAGTTGATGGATCTATTCCAGTTATTAAAGTTGATTTTGGTGGGAACGGTTATCCAGCATTCAATAAGACGATTGATTCTAATGGTATTGTAACATACACTGGTACTCGTTTAACAGTTATTGGCGATGGGTCTGGTTGTACTGCAGAACCTGTAATCGTATCAGGTAAGATTACCAGAGTGATAGTTACTAACCCAGGACAAAATTACACTAACGCAACTGTGATAATTAATATTGGCGATGGCCCTGATCAATCTGGTTTATCGCGAGCTCAATTAAGAGCAATCATTTCTCCAAAGGGAGGACATGGTAAAGATGCTATTGGAGAACTTTATGCTAAGACTATTATGTTACAAACGCGTTTAGTAAAAGAAGAAAATAAAGGCGTTCCAATCACTAATGACTTTAGACAAATTGCTATCATTAAAAACCCTAAAGAATATTCATCAGATTCATTCTTTAGAAAAGCAGTAGGTTCTTCTTGTTTAGTATTCACATCTGAAGTTAATGCTACTAATACTGCTACATATTCCTTATTGGTAAAGGATGATATTTTATATTTAAGTAGTGACTCAGTTAAAACATTTACTTTAATAGAGAAGACACAAATAGATAATAAATACTATTTAGTTGCGCAAATTAATAATAATTTTAAACAACTTCCATCCCAAGGCTCTACTCTTTATAAAAATGTAGGCAATTCAACAGCTAGTATTAGCGTGACTTCGGTCGAAGTTCCAGATTATAATAAGTACTCCGGAGAACTATTATACATAGACAATAGAGTTAAGTTTGTATCTTCGGAAGATCAAACTGTTGCGGTATCTACTCTAATTTCATTCTAACAGAGAAAAAAATATGGCACTAGATTTTTCAATTGAACCATTCTTTGACGATTATTCAGAAGACAATAAATTTTATAAAATTTTATTTAGACCTGGTTATGCGGTTCAGGCAAGAGAGTTAACGCAACTTCAAACAATTCTTCAAGAGCAAGTTCGTCGTCACGGTGATCACATCTTCAAAGAAGGTGCAATGGTCATTCCAGGGCAAATCTCTTATGATTTAAATCTTAATTATGTTAAGCTTTCTTTTAGTGCAGGAGTTAAAGCTGAAAACATTTTATCTGGAATCGTCGGTAAAGAAATTAGGAATTCTCTTGGATTAATTGCTAAAGTTGTAACTTATACGTTAAAAGAAAATAATGATTTAGACACTATCTTTGTCAAGTATCAAAATTCTGTTCAAACTATTACTGGCATCAACGTATCTGCGTTTGCTCCAAATGATATATTGACTCCGGTTGATGGAAGCACTGGCTATAATGTTACTGTTGCTGATATCGCTCTTCCAACTGGTAAAGGATGTTCTGCGACAATTCAACGTGGTGTATATTACATCAAAAAGAATTTTGTTTTAGTTACAGATCAAACTATTATTCTTGACAAGTATACTACAACTCCAAGTTATAGAGTTGGTTTGAAATTAAATGAAGAAGTTATTTATCCAGAAGACGATGAAAACTTATTAGATAACGCTTTAGGCTCACCTAATTATTCTGCTCCAGGAGCAGCTCGTTATTTCATGGATTTAGTGCTTAGTAAAATAGACCTAAGAGTTAGTGCAAGCCCATTCTCAGATTTCAATACGTCAAATGATGAAGACTTTATTGATCTATTAGCTTTACAAGAAGGCAGAGTTATATTTAAAGTTGATCGTACACAATACGCAGAATTAGAGAAGACTCTTGCTCGTCGTACATATGATGAATCCGGAGATTACTCATTATCACCATTTAATATGCAAGTGCGCGAGTTACGTAATAATTTACGTGGAGATTGGGCTGCAGGTGAGAAATTCATTCAAGGAGATATCATCAAAGTTACCGATGGATCTACTGGATTCTGGTATTTCGTTGCAGTAACTAATGGTACTAGTTCGAACTTATCTTCTAAACCCGCTGCATTTAAAACTAATAAGCCAACTGGATTTAGTCTTCAAACTATAGATTCTATAACGGATAATGATATTACTTGGGAATATGTTTTATATCCTGACTTTAATCAGGGCGTATACACATTCACAGCAGGCGATTCTGAATATTCTACATTTACATTAAATGACCACATCCGTTTGGCTGGTCATTCTTGTATTGGTGTAGAAAGTGGAAAAGCTTATGTTCGTGGTTACGAAATTGAAAAACTTTCTACAGAATTCTTACCTATTCAAAAATCTAGAAATCTTCCAGTTGGTAGTGCAGCTTTAGCAACTTTCTTTGCAGCAAATTCTTTACCAGCTATACAGGATTCAATTTCTCCTAGTAAAACTGTTGATATTGATGTCTCAAGTGGATCATACGTACAGGTAACTGGACTTGATTATTTTCCAAACTTAGTTGATTTACCGACTGTAAATCTACATAGTGCAGTTAAAGGTAGCATTTCAACTGGTACTGTTATTGGTACTGCAAGAGTTCGCGCACTAGAAAAGCTTGACACTAGTAATGTCAGCCCAGCGTTATGGACTTACAATTTATTTTTGTTTGATGTCAAGATGAATGTTGCTAAGGATTTTAAGAACGTTTTATCTATTACTAATAACGCTAATTCTGCAACTGCATTTAGATGTAATACCGTATTACAAAATGGCATTACAGCGATGAATAATCCAGTAGGAGATTCATTAATTTATGCTCTTCCAGATTATGCAGTAAGCAGTATACTAGAAGCAACTTATTCTGTGGTAATACCATTTACTAAAGTTGCATCTAGCTCAAAGATTGAACAGGATGCGCCAACTGGATATACATTCGAAAGTATATTTGATTCTGACAATTATGTTCTAATGAATAATACTACTGGTGTTGCTGTGGCATTAGTAGCAGGAAGCAATTTAACTGCAACTAATAATAAACTTACTATCACTGGATTGACTAACACTCAATCTTATACAGTATTTGCTGCAATGAAAAGATCAGACGCAGTTAATGCAGAAGTTAATTTTACAGTAACTGATTTAGCGTCACCGCTTCAACTTACAGCTCAAGCTGCAGCTACTGCAACTACTATAACATTAGGACATCCATATGTTACTCGCATTACATCTATATTGATGGATGCACGTGGATTTACTACTCAGACTGCAGCAAATCCAGTTTATAGTCTTAATATTACTTCTAGATATAATTTCAACTCTTCACAAAAGAGTAGTCATATGGATTTAGCTAGCATTACACTAGCACCTGGTCAATCTGCTCCAACTGGTCCTATTAGAATTTCATATGAATATCTTGCCACTGGTTCTCAAGATCCAGGTGGATTCTTTGGCGTAAATTCATATACGTATTCTGATGATTCACGTATGACGTATGATCAGATTTATTCAGTATCTAATCTATCTCTTCGTGATTCTGTCGACTTCCGTGCAATGGCCAGTGGAGCTGGATTTGCATTAAAGTACTTCCCAAAATATGGAACTACTGCATCATTTAAATATACACATTACTATTCTAGAATCGATAATGTTTCTTTAACTAATACTGGACAATTTATTCTTAATCGCGGAGTTCCATCAGATTTTCCATCTGAACCAACTATTCCAGCCAATTCTATGAAATTGGCAAGACTAAGTGTAGAACCGTATACATTTAAAGGAAGCCGTAATAATGGTATCTTAGTTGATAGAGTAGAAAATAAACGCTATACTATGCGTGATATTGGTTCTCTTGAGCGTCGTATTCAAGATCTTGAGTATTACACGTCTCTAACTTTAACTGAGTTAGAAACCAAAAACATGAGAATTGTTGACGCAGACGGTAATGAACGTTATCAAAATGGATTCTTAGTTGATTCTTTTGATGGACAGGGCGTTGGTAATACTGGATCTGAAGATTGGAATGCTTCTGTTGATACGAAGAACAAAGAACTTCGCCCATTCTTCTCGCAAAAACAGGTTTCGCTACTTGAAAACGTATCTGCTGCAAGCAGAACATATAAAGTTTCTGGTGACTTAGTTACATTGCCGTATACTGAAACTGAACTTATTGCACAGCGTAAAGCTTCTATATCAGAATTCTTAAATCCGTATGCTCTTTATAGCTGGAAAGGAATTGTGGATATTAATCCTTGGTCTGACACTTGGTTTGCAACTCAATATCGTCCTGATATTATTCTTACTGATGAAAGCCAATATATTGCTGTTAAGACTAAAGCTGAAAAAGATGGAGTTCTAGGTACAGTATGGAATGCTTGGCAAACAGTATTCTCTTCTACTAAGTCTCTTGCAGAAAGAAAATCAAATCTTGGTCAATGGTCGACAGCTGATAATGAAGTTCTTAATGCCTCTAATAACGGTGGTACTTTCTGGCGTAGTCGTTCTACGTTTACTGCAGAAGAACTAGACTTAATTGGTAATACTAATCGTGATGTTTGGTCTGCTCAAGCAAGTAGTGTTGCTGGTTCACGTGTAGTCACAGTTGAAACATCTGCAACAGAAACAACCCAAGCACGTGCGGGCGTAAGAAGCTTTATAGTCGATAAAGTTGATTCTAAAATTCTTGATGATCGTGTAGTTGATACACAGATTGTTCCATATATTCGTCCACGAGCAGTATTGTTTACGGGGTATGGATTTAAACCATCTACAAGAATGTATTCATATTTCGATAATACATCTGTAGAAGATTATATTACTCCAGCAACTAGATTAAAAGTTGCTAAAATAGATGGATATGAAGCTAAGTTTGATACAGTGCGTAATGCAGGCTCAGCAGTTTCTGAACCAACACGTACTGTATACTATAGTGACGGTACGGCTATTTCTGGCACAATCACTCTAACATTAAATAGCACTAGCGTTGAAGGACTTGCAACTGCATTTACTCAACAGGTTGAAGTTGGTGATATTCTAAACGTTGGAACTCCGACTAAATACACCGTAACTGCTATTACTGATAATGATACTTTAGTAATTTCTCCAGCATGGACAGCAGCAACAGAATCTGGCGTATCTGCTAAGGTTATTGGTCCTAAACATACTACTGAAGAAGTTGAAGTAGCATTCAACCACGGTGAAGTAATTAAAGAATACGTGAATGGTACTGCTACTGGCAATACTGCTATTGTAGTAGGACAAGAAGTTTATGGAACTGATTATTATCTTCATGTGTTAAACATTAAGGGTAACGGTCAATTCTCGACTGCAAGTAATGCATACTTTGAAGGCGAATATCTTTCAACAAATGGTTTAAAACCAAGAGCAAAGTTTGTATCTGGTGGAAGAACAGATTACACAAGTTTAGTGTCTTCGCTAACTGGTCTAATCACTGGTATTTTTAGAATTCCAAGTAGTCCATTAGTTAAATTTAGAACAGGTAAGCGTGAACTTCGCTTCTCTGATAGTTCTTCTACAAATCCAGCAACACGCGGAGATCAAGAATCTACGAGTGGAGGAATGATTTATGAGGCAAATGGTTTAGTAGAAATTAAACAACGTACAATTCTTTCTACAAGAACAGCTTCAGTTACTTCTACGCAAGTTTCTGATCAAAATACAATCGTTAGCACAAGCGATAGAGTAACGCGTGATACTGGTTGGTTCGATCCACTAGCACAAACTTTCTTAGTTCAACAAGAAGGTGGAGCATTTATTACTTCAATTGATTTATTCTTTGAAAGTAAAGACGAAAAGATTCCTATGAGAATCGAAATTCGTGAAGTTGTAAATGGCTATCCAGGAAGTGCTGTTATTCCATTCTCACGAGTTGAGAAGAAAGCAGCTTCTATTGCTACTAGTACAGATAGCACAATAGCTACAACGTTTACATTCCCTTCTCCAGTATTTTTACAAAATGGTGTTGAATACGCATTAGTTGCGCTATCTGATTCTAACATATACAAAATTTGGATCTCACAAACAGATACTCTTGATGTAGCAACAAAGGTGAGAATTAGTTCTCAGCCATATAATGGCGTACTATTCAAATCGCAGAATGGTTCTACATGGACTGCTGATCAAACGCAGGATATGAAGTTTGTAATTCGTAGAGCAGTATTTGATACTTCTCAGTCTAGATCAATTGAATTGATTCCTCCAAAACTATCTGCTAAAACTTTAGATTTTAACCCATTTAACTTTATTAGTGGAAGTAAGAAGTGTAGAGTTAATCATTCAAATCATGGTATGATCGATGGCGAAGTTGTTAAATTTACTTCTCGTCAAGTCATTGATAGTATTAATGGAATTCCAGCAACTGAAATATTCAGAAATACTGGATATACAATTTCAAATGTAGAATTAGATTATTATATCGTAGAGTTCCCAACTGCATCTAATGCAAGTGGACAAGTTGGAGGTTCGTATATTACTGCGACTGAAAACTATGAATTCCAGACATCGATGATTGAGATTGCAGAAATCGTTCCACCTGGAACAAGCATTTCTTATAGCGCTAAAGTAATTAACCATAGCGATGTTTCAAGCGAATTTCCAATGATTCCAAAAGAAAATTATACTTTCCCAGAAACGAAAGTATATCCTTCTTCTATGAATTATACTAGCACTACATTCCCATCTGGATTAAGTGTTATTGCTACCTTATATCCTTCTTCATCTTTAAATTCTGTTTCTCCAGTTATTGATCTAGGAAGACTAGCAATGACTCTCGTAAGTAATAAAATTGATGATCCAACATTATCAGTTAATGACACTGAGTTAGATTATTTTAGAATTTCTGGTGCAAATGGAGTTGCTGCAACTTCTATTATTCAGGGTGTAACTTACACTATTGCAACAGCCGGTACCAATTATTCTACTGTAGGAGGACCGTCTAATACTACAGCTGCATCAATTGGAATTACATTTACTGCATCAGCTTCTGGTAGTGGATTGACTGGTGGCGGTACTGTAAATTCTCATAATGCAGAGATTGGAAGCGGCAAACCATTTGTTCTAGTAACTAATGCTGATGACAGCAAATCATTAACAGTTGACTCATTAGCTCAAACTGCGCTATATAATCATTGCTCTAATAATTTATTAGCTGGTCATGTTCTAAGATTTACGTATAATGGAATTACTAATGCCACTCGCGATATGGTTATTAAGAGCATATCAGTAGTTTTAAATGGAAGCACTCCGGTGTTGTATATCACATTAGTTGGATTTGATGGAGTTACCACTATTCAAGATACTGTTAATGCAATAGGTGCACAGATATTCTGGTTATCTCACTTTAAATCAGATTATGCTCCATCTGGAGGTTCTACTCATAGTAAATATGTGACTAAGAAAATTAATTTCTCACGTCCTTCCGAGATGCTTAAAATTATGTTTGCAGCAGTTATTCCACCAGATGCAAATGTTGAAGTATATTATAAAACAGGTTTAAGCGTAAGCGGAGACTTTATTGCATCTTCTTATAATAAAGTTGAACCAAAATCTGGCTATACTAAGTCTTTAACTGAATTCACTGATATCACATGTGATATTGAAGGATTAGATGCATTTGATAGTGTGATGGTTAAACTAGTTATGAAATCCATAAATAAATCTCAGGTACCACGTATTAAAGATTTTAGAGTAATTGCATGCGCCGCGTAATTCCACAATTCGCAAAAGTAGAAGGGCATGAATCTTTTGTAAGAGACATGTCTTCTCATGCTATAGTTTCTACTAATGATGATGAATTTACTGCATATCAGAGAAAAAGATTCTCAGAAAAAAAACAAAAACAAATAGTAGAACAACAGTCGCAAGAAATTGCTTCTCTAAAGTCTGATATAGAAGAAATAAAGCAAATGCTTAGCCAAGTTCTTAGAGGAAAATAATCAATGGCAACAACGTTTAATCCTGTACGTTTAGGTACTTTAGAGTATGTAAACTTATCTACCAATCTTACATTAGGCACAAGTAGGATTGATGGAGTCATTGTCGTATCTGGTAATAGAATTTTAGTTAAAGCACAAACTGATAGATCTCAGAACGGCATATACACAATTGGTTCTAATGGAAGTTGGACTAGAGCTTCTGATTTTGCAGCAGCATCTAGTGTAGATGGTGGTACGATTGTATTCGTTCAAGAAGGCGATAACCTAGCAGATACTGGTTGGGTGATTAGTACTAATGGAAGTACTACAGTAGGAAGTGGAAATATAGAATTTGAAAAGTTCTCTATTAACTTAAAGATTCAAGGTGCAAGCATTCCATCTTCTATTATTCTTCGTGCTGAAAAGGGTTATCCATTAACCATTGAAGAACTAGATAACAACTTTAAATATCTTGGAGTTTCATTAACTCAAAAACTAAACACAATTGATTTTAATTCAACCTCTGTAAGAGATAAAATCAATGCATTAAGTGCTGCTCAAGCAAATTTAAACTCTTGGAAACTCCAAGATAAGCTACCTTCTTTTTCATCTGCACCAAATACTATCGCAGTAAGAGACGGCGATAGTAGTTTAACTGCAATTAATTTTATTGGTCACTTAACTGGATACGCCGATGATGCATATAATGCTGATCACGCCGACGTTGCAACTGATGTCGATGGTGTAGTTCAAATTACTAATGGTGGAACTGGTTCTACTGATGCAGTAGGTGCTCGTACTAACCTTGCAGTAGTTGGTATTGGCGGCGGAGAGCAAATGACAGGTAGACTAAGATTAGCTCCTGGTGCAGCTAATTATGCTTCTTTAAGAATTCCTCCATATAACGTTCAACCTACTACTCCAGAAAATGGAGATGTTTGGGCTAATACTACAAATTTATTTTATCGCTTAAATAGTGTAACTTCTACATTCGCGCCATTAGAAAATCCAGTATTTACTGGAAGCGCTCAAACTCCTGATGCATTAATCTCTAGCAATAGCGCAACAATTGCAAACACAAAATTTGTTTGGTTACATAGAACAGAAATTAATACTGCGTTAAATTTAAAAGCACCTCTTGCAGCTCCTGCTTTAACAAAAGATGCAAATGATGTTTTCCCAACTACTCCAACACCAGTAACAACTGATGGAAGATTTAGAGTTCAAGGTGATCCTGGATATAATGCGCTTGTAGCACCTGTTTTTATTGAAGTTGGTTCTACGAAAATAGCTAATACTCAATATGTAGTTAATAGAATTAGTAAAACTTTATTAGATTATTATACTGGCGTAGCTACTGATGCTGCGATTGCAGCCGCGCTGGTTTCTTATTCTACTTCTACTCAAGTAGATGGTAAAATAACTACAGCACTAACTAGTTATTATACTAAGACAGCAACTGATACTACGTTCACTAATTATACCACAACTACAGGTATGAATAATGCAATTTCTAATGCAGTTTCTACAAGAGCGTCAAAAGTTTATGTTGACGAGCAGCAACCGATGTGGGGAACCTCTCGCAAATTTATTCAAACCACCGAGCCAACAACAGCGGTAGAAGGTGACTTCTGGTTTAAAGTCTAAATATGATTGAATTTACATTTGATGGCACAATTAAAAAATTGACCGCGATCGCTGATTGCGTTTTGTCGTTTGTATTAGTTGGCGCTGGAGGTGCACCTGGAGGCTATGATAGATATGGCCCATCTACAGGTATAAGTGGTGATACTTTAAATGGAAAAGTATCATTAAAAAAGGGAGATATTCTCTATTGTGCTGTGGCTAGTAGAGGCCTCCAAGGGGTTGGAGGTTGGTATACTCAACCTGGAGGTGTAGGAGGAACTTCAATAGACGGTTTCTCTGGAGGCAGAGGAGGAAACTCTGGGCCTAGTGGCGCTAGTGGTTCTGGCGGTGGTGGCGGTGGTGCCACTGTGCTATGGAAAAATTCTTTAACGCCAACTCTTGGAGAAGTGACATATACTTATACATCTGTCATTCATAAATCTTCATACATCACTGGTAATTTTTCTCCATTTTATTTAATACGTCCACTTGCAACCAGTAATGGATTTTTCGTTAGAAGCGCTGAAGCTTTAACTAGAAACAATAGTATTAATAATCAGCGTGATTTGCGCGAATGGTGGGTAGTTATTAATGGCGCTATAGTATATCATAGTACAACTTATCCTCCAATTGAATATTTGGCTAATAAATTCATATCATCTGAATATGCACTTTGGGAAACTTGGCCCGGCGGTGGCGATTTTATTACAATTTATGATGTAGAAGAAAGAATACAGACGCCTAATTATGGCAGTAATAATATTGTTGCAATTGCTGCTGGCGGTGGTGGCGGTGGCGGTGGCGGTTGTTTCGGTCCTGGATATATAAGTGCAAATCCTATAGTAGAAAAAACATATGTTGGATCAATGAGTCAGGATCCTTGGCATGGTATACTTGCTCCTGGGCAGTCTGGATATTATGTTTTTGGTCGAGCATATTATGATGGTGCTAATGAAGGCTCTGTAGAGCTCTTTAATGGCTCGATGGTTATCGTTGTTATAAATGGAAAGATAGTTCAGGGCGTAACAAACAATGTTAATATTTCTCCAAAACTTGCTGTCCCAACTGAATATATGGGAGAGGTTTTTAGTGAATCAGATGGTTATTTTCAAAGAAACGTAGTTCAGTGTTTTAGTTTTAGATCTACATTTGATATTGATTTAGTTCCTAGGAGAGCTTATGCGTATTCGCAATCAGCGAATGGATTATATGATACGCGCGGTGCAGCTGGTCAATATCATCGTGGAGACGGCGGCGGTGCTGGCGGCGGCGGTGGTGGATATCGTGGCGGATCTGGCGGAACTGCTCCAGGCGGTGATACTGGAGGACAAGCTGGTTCTAATGGTATGTCATACCTTTCACCAGAAGTAACTCCTGTATATGATATTAATGTAGGACAAGCTGGTTCATATGGAGGCAATTGGGATGTTAATGTATATGACAATGATACAAATGGATATGCAGCCTTCGATTCATTGCAAACTAACGCATTCGTATATACGAAAAGCGTAAATGGAGTGGAATACACTAAAGTAAATACTCCAGCATATTATCCAAAAGCTCCATATCTACAAGACTGGGAATATATCCAAGTTGAAGATAACGCTATGCCACCATCATACTACAATGGTTAATTATATAGTAAAGTATTTAGGAGAAAAACTATGAGTTTTATGAATACCTATGCTGTATGGTCTGGGCCTTTAAGAGATGTTCCAGGAACTGGAAGTATAGGCAGCGATATATCGTGTAAACTAACATGGAAAGTATATTTTCCAGTTACTCAGGACTATACTTTTGAATTAACTGCAGATAATTATGGAGAGTTATTGGTAGATGACACGCGCATAGTATACACTAGCGATGGTGACTTTAGTTCATGGTTATTAACTACGACTGTTACGAAACGTATTACTATTGGTTGGCATACAGTAACAGCGTATGCCAGAAATTATGGTGGTCCTGCTGGCGTTGGCGGAAGAATAACATATCTAAAACAAATCTTAACTTCTGTTACTTCAGTTTCTGAAACATTCACATCAGAAATTACTGAGATTTGGACCACTCTTAGTGAAATTAATCCATTATCAGAACCTAAGTATTATACTCCATTAAACGATTTGGATCAGCTATCATATTCTAGTGGATTATTAAATCTATCTTATAAACTTGCAATTAGTAGCAATATTAGAGCATACACTAGTAATCAATGGACTAATCCATTTGCTGGACCAGCTCCAACTACAAGAGGATGGACTGGTACTGATTTTAATACGATACCAGCTGGAGCATCAGGGTATTACGTATTGGGAAAACTTAGATATTTTTACTTTTATCCAGAATCGTATTGCGTAGTTATCGATGGTGTAAAAGTATATGGACCAAGCTCATCGCCTCCACCAGATTCTATAGCTAAAGCTCAACCATACAGCGGACAATATGTATATGCTTCTCGAGTTATGTCAGATGACAGTGAATGGGATTGGGCATATGCATATGATTTTTATACTCCAGTAAAAAATACTATTGGAAGTGACACGTTTACTTGGAATGTGTATTTTCCCACAAGCGGAAATTATCATATACAATTAACACTAAATGATTATGGTATTATGAAAATAGATAATTTTACAATGATAGATTTATCTAAGTCTCAAGTAAGTAATTGGAATTCAATTAATTCTAGAACAGTAAAGCTTACAGCAGGTTATCATACTATAACTATACAGAATACGAATCTTGGAGGCCTTGGCGGAGTTGCTGCTAGAATTTATAGTGGTAGCACTGCAACAGGAATTCCCCTTTGGACTACAAGAGATAATTATAATGTAAACTCAGTTGAAACAGTAACAGGAATTAATGAATGGAAACCTATTGAAGAAGTTAAAGTAAAACGAAATGGTCAATGGCTTACAATTCCTAATGTCTACGTTAAGAGAAATTCTGCCTGGGTTAAAGTGTTTGGAAATGAAACACCGACATATACTTCTATAAGTGGATCGATGAATAATACTTCTGGTGCTATGTATCCACCGTTTGCCCCTCCTCCAATTCCAGATGTTGAATATAATTATCAAGGTAATGCTACTGGCTATGGCAGTTCAGATGTATTCTAATGTCAATAAATATAGTATAGAAATTTAAGGAAAAAAGAAATGGCATTTCTAAAATACAGAGTTTCAAAACCAGCTGTAGGTAGCGTAAGAAGCGCAGATGTAAGTGGAAGTCAATTGTCGAATGATGATATTGACTTGAACTTTGCCACGCTCGATTATAAAAAGTTTGAAACAGCTGGCGGTACGATTAGTGGTAACGTTACTATCACCGGTGATCTTACTATTACTGGTTCTAGTACTACCATTAATACTGCTACTCTAAACGTTGATGATAAGAACATTGAATTAGGTGCCGTTGATAGTCCTACGAATGCCACAGCCGATGGTGGTGGTATTACATT